TAAAATGCTCCCTCGTGTGGTGCTTATCATCAATCAGTTCGTCATTGAAGCGCAGAATCTGGGTGCGAAGAAGGTTCGCATTCCGCTCATCATCGACCCGGATGTGTTCATCCAGCTTCTTTTGAGTTTCCTGCTGCTTCTCCAACACCTCGGCGTTAAGAGCGTGCCCGATCCATTTGACAATGGCCGACCACGGATTCAGTTTGATGGGGGCGATCTGGACCAGCGTAAGGAGGACTATCAGCGTCCCGCCCCCCGCCGTCAGTATTTCTTGGATACTCATTGTGTCCTCCTGCACAAAAAAGGCAGCCACACCCCGGCGGGTGAAGCTGCCTTTTGATTTTATTCTGCTGCATCCAGCATATCTGAGTGGCGAACCAGAACGTAGTCCTCAAGAATCTGATTTCGCAGGGCATCGTTGTTGCAGCCCTGCATCAAGCCCAGATAGCTCTGAATCACGCTCAGGGCGTACTCAAGTGGAACCTCACCGCGGCCATAGGCCTCTCGAACATATCTCAGGTGCTTCTTCATACCGAGAGAGGTCTGCCGCCGCAGTTCAATTTTTTCAGGGGAAATTTTGCGGCCAACGAACTCGACCGCATGGCCGAGAGGAATAACGGCAGTTTTGTTGTTGAGCTGCAATCCGAGATTTTCACGGAGATATCCGTCAATCTCTTCCACGGCCTCCCAAGCTGCCTTTTTCCCATCGACCAGCAGAAGCATATCATCCATAAACCGAGCATAGTACGGAACGTGCATTGTGCGCTTGATGTAGTGATCCAGAGGCGTGAGAACAACATTTCCAGTCATCTGGCTTATGATTGACCCGCACTGCATCCCAACACCGGATATGCGTTCAGCCGTTGTTACGTCGGTGCAGTCAACAGGAAGCCCCAACGGACGACCATCCGCCCGGACGGCCGTTTCGAGAAACCACACCATATCTGGGTCATCCAGCGGGCGAGTAAGTTCTCGCAGCTGAACATCAACAGGAATCCGAAAGAAGAATTTGGCAATGTCAAGCTTGACGACCCGCCAATCTCCATTCATCCTTGCTGCGTTTCGCATCCATTGCTGAATGTCAAAAGCCGCCTTTAGCGGCCCTCGTCCATCGATACTTCCGTAGCTGTACTCGTACATAGACTTCAAATAGATAGGCCACAGAACATTGTAGGCTCCGCAGTTTATCACTCGGTCATAGAACGGCAGGCTGCTGATGATGCGCTTCTTGGGGTAGTATTCATAAAATTGGTGAAGTTCGCCAACATGATATTCATGCCATTGAAGCTGATTCACCGAGTTTATCAAATTTTCCTCAAGGTGGTCGGTGTACCTAAGCACACATCCCTGATAACGCCTGTCTTTACTTGCCTTACGGTAACCGTCATACAAATTGTCGAACGTTGCAAACCGCTCGAAAACGTGTCGGTGCTTTTCCAAAAAATCCAACTCCTTGAGGTCGCCGAACAGTGTGCGCCGTACGCTTATAGCGTCGGAACGCAGACTGCGAGGCTAATATTTTTAGGCTGCGAAATGCAACCAAGGGAACCAGCCCCTTTATCACCTCTGCACTGAGAGCAAGCCCTTGAGCTTGCAGTATCTGGCTTGGAGGCAAAGCGGCGCGGAAACCGATATCATCGTCCACGTTGGACCGCGGGTTGTTGCCGTTGAACGAGCCGAGGCCGTTGGAGGGGTTGTTCCAGCTGCAACCAGAAAAGAAAGCGCGTGACGGCTGGTTCCCTATGTTTTCGAGTTGGCCTTGACGGTATTGAGCCAACTCCCCAACAACTTTCCGATTTCGACAAGCTGCTTGCTCCATACCTCGTACTTGTGCATAGAAACAAACCGCAGTCGAAATGCCACACGCAGGTAGTGCTGCAATTTTGTGTTTGCAACGTCCAGTTCCTGCAACGTGGTCTTTTTGAAGTATTTTTTCTGCGCTTCCACAGCCTTTTCAAGCATCACATCCATAACGAGTTTCATGTCGGCTGCCATCGCAAACTTTTCGGATTTTGGGAACTGCTGGAGTACAGGATACGCATATTCCATCATATCCTCGATTTTTTGTAGGGTCGGACCAGTAAAAAGTTCGTCCTGTTTTCCTTCCATGCGGTAGACCTCCTTCCGAACGCGGGTCAGTATAACAGAAAACAGCTTGAAAATCTGCTTTTCGGTGGATTTTACCGAAAAAGCGGCAAAATCCACCGATGCAGAAAAAATCAATTTTATAAACGACCCCGCTTCGCGGGGTCGAGGGGAACGTGACTGCGCTACCGCGCAGTCATCAGGTCACAGACGGCAGTTTGCAGTAAGCGGCGCGGAAACCGATATCATCGCCCACGCCGGACCGCGGGCCGCCGCCGAACGAGCCGAGGCCGTCGGAGGGGTAGTTCCAGCTGCAACCAGAAAAGAAAGCGCGCTCCTCATCGCTATTGCGGAACCAACAGGTATGACCTGCGCACAGATCGGAGCTGGAATAAGGCATCATACCCAACGCCTGAAGCAGCAGTTTTGCATTTGCGCCAATGTCCGCACTGCAAGTGATGGAGCCAAACGTGCAGCTAGGCCAATCACCATCCGCATTTTTGTGGGTGATGGTCTTGGCCCACTGAAGTTTGCCGCCAACGATGTCAATCTTGACGGAGTTGGCGGTGGTGCCTTTTCCGTCCGGGGTGATAAAGCTACCATCCACGCAGCTGATAGCTTTCCACTCGGTCGAGGTCGGAGACTGGCTGTGTGCGCTGTCCGCGCCGTTATTGTTGACAAGGAACTGGATTTCGCCATACACAGAACGAACTGCGCCCATCCACTCCCATACGTTTCCAGTCAGACCAGAAATACCGCTGGGGCTGTTGTCATGATACCATGTCAGCGGGCCAGTACCAGTTGCAACACGACCAATCTTATCGCCACTCATATAGGTCGGGATAGCCTTATAGAACGATTCGCTGTCGTGACGACCATAGTTGTTGTTGCCTTTCGGAACGAAGCCGGCAGCCTCACACATGCGCTGAATCAAGCCCCACTCCATGCGGGTCATCAGGTGCCAGCCCTCGCCCTTAGCCTCGCAATACTGGCGTGCGTGGTCCATATCCAGCGATGCCGCAGGGTCAACGCCGCCAAGAGAGTATGCACGGCCATCCTGCACGATGTTCTGGTACTTGGAGATGTAGATTGCATCCACTTCCTGCCCGTTGACGATGAACGCCGGATGCACGGCGGCGGATTCGCCCATGCCCAGCTGCTTGTAGGTCATCTTCGGGATCTTCACCATAATGGACGGCATACCGGCGTTGTCATAAATCAGCTCATTGCCGGGTGCAAGGCCAGTGACGGCCAAATTGGTCAGGTCAAAATTTGCAGCCATAGTAGTTACCTCCTATCAGTCGATGGCCCACAGGGTCAGGGTCACATTGTTCATGGAGAACGGAATCGGCTCCGCTGGGGTGCTGTTGCCCATGCGGGTGCCACCCTCGGCGTTCTCCTCGCCGTCTGTGGTCACTTCCTCAATGGGCTCCGGCTGGGTGTACCGGCGGGCAGGGATATCGATTTCTGCCACATAACTGCGGCCGGCAGCTGCGCCGATGACCAGTTCGCCATAGCTGTCGTAGCACACATCGATGTGAACGTCACGGTCGTCCTCGCGCTTGGCGAGGTTGATGGTCAGGTCATCATCAAAGCAGATTTTGTTCTTGACGACCTCGTAGGGAATCTTGGTGCCGGAATTTTTTTCGATAACGGTCATTTCAGAGTACCTCCGATTGCGATGTATTTGATGGTAGCAGACTTTGCGGAGCCGTTGTAGGCCAGCTTGAAGCCGTTGACCAGCTTCTCACTGACCTCAATATCCCCGACCGGACCATCGGATTTGACCAGTTCGGTCATAACCAGATAGCTGGTGCTGCCCATGTTCTTGCCCAGCGACACGCTCTTTTTGGAGTTGTTACAGGGATAGGTGCGGGCGTTGGTCAGGTCCACGCTGCCGGACACGATCTGCCACGAGTTATCGATAGTGGCCACGGCTTCGTTCAGCTGCCAGCCCTGCTGCCGAACGGTATTGAACATCATGCCGAGAGCGGCATAAATATCCCATACGCCGTTTTCGATGTTGTTGAAGTGCTCCTGATCCTGCGGGGTGCCCTGCTGCATCACCTTGCCAGCAGGGGTAATGGTCCACGTTCCGTCTTTATTGTCGGTGATGATGTACAGACCGGGCTTGTCCGTAACATGGTCACGCCAATCAGTTTTCTGATACACGGTCACTCCTCCTTCTTTTTCTCGGTGAACGTGAAGTCAAACCAGTACAGGATACCAGTCTGACCTGTTGAGATTTTGATGTTTACGTCCTCGTGTGCCCAGACCTGATTGTCCGAGTTGAGCAGCTCCACACGATTCACCGTAATCTCGCCCAGCCCGGTGATGGACACTCTGGCGCGGACAGTACCATCAGCCAGAATGTCGATGCCGGAAAGCGGAACGGTGTAGTAGGTCGAGCCGACACGGAAACGCGCACAGGCAATGCGCCGTTTGAGATAGCCCCGCAGATCTGCGAAGCCAGCCGAATCAATCATGCTGCTACCTCCTTAAAAATTTATTCCCGGTGCGCTGCCGCACACCTTTGCGATGTAGGAAACGCCGAGGCCGGATTCCTCGGCAACAAGCCCTCCGCCCGATGTACCGCCGGATGTGGCGGTTGCCGGATGCAGACCAGCTGTCAGGTCGCCGGATGCCGGAGCCGCGTATGTGCTGCTGCCGTCTGCGGTCTGCACAATAACATACCCAGCATCATCGAAGCCCTGCGTGGCCGTCTCCGGGTAGGTTCCAGCCAGTTTCTTCGGTGCATAGGCTCCACCATTGTCCACCGTCAAAACCTCGATTTCCGAGGCGGCAGTGCGGCCCTGTGTGGCCGTGGCCGGGAACATGCCAGCGTCGAGCTGCCCGGTGCGGGGGTGAGCGTAGCTGCCGCCGAACTCGTCCGTAACGATGATGATGTTCCCAGCGGAGATGCCGCCCTGTGTGGCAGTTTTGGGGAACGTGCCGCATCGCCGCACCGCATACACGATGTAGCCGCTGCTGGTCACGATCTCGATGCCGAGCGCGCTCTGGTAGTACACACCATCGTTGTGCGACCGCAGGCTCTTGTAGTAGCCGATGGCCCACAGCACACGTTCGGTGCTGACGTAGGACGCATCGGAGCCGCTCATGTCCAGCATGACCCGGAAGTGGTACGGCTCGCCGCCATACTGCCACCATTCCTCCAGCCGGGAGCCGGGATAGATAGCCCGGATGCCCCGCAGCACAGCCCCGGCGGTTCCCCGGTGACGATGGATGTAGGGCGCGGACTTGATGGTGCGCCGCTTTGCAGCGAGGTCGTAGTCGTGGTCGTACCAGTCTACGGCGAAGTCATTTGCCAAAATGTCCAGCAGGTCTTCCGGCAGCTGGTCGATGCGCGTGTAGATTTGACCGAGGTTGATTTCATCCAACCGCTGCTCCAGCACGTTGGCGATAGAGTGCGCCAGAGCAACCATTTTCGGGTCTTTCTGGAGCGCAAGCGGGAAAGAATCCATCATCCGCTCGGCGGTCAGGCCGTTATTCATCCTCGTACCCTCCGCTCTTCACAGTGACCGTGCCCACCTTTGCTACCTGCGGCACCTTGTCGGAGGTCAGGTCAACGGACGGTTTGCCATCTTCCAGCGGGGTAAAAACAGGCTGTTGCAAGTCCACGCGCTTGATGCCAACTTCCAGCAGCAGATACCGCAGCTTGTCCGGGTTGATATCCCGGCCCATCTTGCCAGACTGCCAGCTGATGTACTGCTGCACAGCCTCGTTTACGCGGGCTTGTGCATCCGCGGCAGAGATGTCTCCATCGCGGGTCAGGTAATAGGTCAGGTCGATGTTGTAGTTCACCACATCAGGATCACCAGAAATGACGTGGTCCGTCAGAGGCCGTACCTCATCGGCAGAGCAAACCTCCACCATCGCTTTCTTGGTTTCGTCCGGGGCAATGCCGCCATCATCCATGATGGCGTACAGGCAGACAGTGCCGGGGCTTGGGGAGTTCGGCACCACATCGGCGATTTTGGTAGACACGCTCTTCGCGAAATACTTGTAGCTGCCAACAGGCCCTGCGCTGGACCACGCTGCCTGACTATCAAGCAGAAGCTGGTAGAACTCGTCATCGTCCGGGGCATCGCTGCCGTTTGCGCTGGCCGTGACGTTGGAGCAGCCAGAATAGTAGTCGTACACATCAACAATGGTGTTGATGTCGCCGACTGCAAAGTCGTTCCCGACAGTGCCGGAGGTTTGGCATACCACCGTAACGTCCGTATAGGTCGAACCGATAGGCACATATTCATCTGCCGTGGTTGCCCAATACAGCGAGGCGTTTGCGTCCGTGACGCGAGTGCCGGACGGGATGAGGATTGCACTCTGCCGCGCCTCGCTGATGTTGAAACGCATGGTGCAGGTTGCTGCGGTAGGCTGCGGACGCTGCTGCAAGTAGAACAGCTCTGCCAGCGCATCCAGATTCCCGCCATCCGCCCGGCTGGGCAGATTCTGGTTGTCAGCGTGATTGCTGAGGGCACGCTCGTAGATTATCGCGTCCTCAATCCACGAGATGAACAGCCGTTCCGGGCTGCCGGGGCGCACGGATGTGCCAAAAAACTGCTCATACCCCGCACAGAGCAGCGCATCCAGTTCGTCAACGTCGGTGCTGATGAACTGGTGGTCTGCGGTACTACGCATTGATGCTCACCTCCACAACGGGAAGCATCGTTCCGGGGTTGTCCTTGGAGGATTTGAACGTAGTCCCCATATAGGTGGCTCTCGGTTCAAACCGTTCGATGGCTTCCTTGATGGCGGCGCAGAGCATAGGCTGCGCCACGTTTTCCGGGCGGTCAAGAATATCCGAGATGTCGATGCCAAACTCCCGGTAGCCCGGCACGGTGCCTTTCGGCGTGGATAGGATGACGGCGATGTTCTGCAGAACGCTGGTCACGGTATCCCGCTCGCCAAGGGAAATGGCGGTCAGGTCATTTGCCGACACCAGATAATTGCTCATAAAATCGCCTCACTCTCTCGGATATTCCAGTAAAGTGACGCTCGCGGTAATCCATGTCGGAACACCGAAAGCGTCTGTGTACTTGGTCTTGAATCTCGCGGATTTGATGACCCACCGATAGCTGCCGAAGACTTCATTGCCGAGGACAAACGGCAGCGTCGTGTGATTATCGACATACCCCTTCAGGATCTCGCGCTGCTTGCTTGGAGCCACGCCAAGGTACGCCGAAAGTTCAATGTCGAACGTGATGGTGTCAGCATCCGTGCCCGTAAACTCGGCCAGAGCCTTGCCTCCGGCACGCTGGTGGGTGGTGTATCTGGCAGACACGCTCTGCACCATGTCCTTGATGGTTTTGACGTAGCCGTCGAACACAGCAAAGGTAATGTCTCCGAGGCATCCAACAATCACGGATAAATCCCTCCCAACACGAAGCCGTCAGCGTTGAAGCACGGCAGGTACAGACAGATCACGATGTCATCAATGGCGGGCACCCACCACACCACATGGGATTTGTGCTGGTGGTTGGTGGAGTTGTCCGCGCCCGTGACCTTTTCCTCCTCATCCCAAATCTGGCGGGTGCCGTTCTGGGTGTTGAGGATTTTCAGTTGATACGGAGACGGGTGCGTAAACTGGTGGTCATGCTGCCCAGCCTCCTCGGTGTACACAATGGCCTTGTAGTGCTGCATCACAGGCAGCCAGCCGGAAGTAATCCCGGTGTCCTCGAACTTCACGCGCACAAGGCGTTTTTCCTTGTTCACATCGGTAACTTTTCCGATGCGAACATCGACGTTCATGTTCATCAGTAACCTCCCAGCGTATGGCGGCCAATGACTTGCGTGGTGTACCCACCAGAGCCAGATACTGTGTGCTTAGACTGCTTCACGATGTACTTCCCGGACCACGGACCGAAGCCCTCCGCATTGAACGTCAGGCCAGCCACCTTGCCGGGGTCGCCCGGAAAGGTGAAGCTCATTTGGCGTTCAAATTTGTTGTAGAGCCGGAGTTTCTTTGCAGCCAGTTCTTTGGCTTCGGCCTTGCTGGTGACCGCTGCCATGACTTCCAGCTGTTGGTTGGTCTTGCTTTTAGCATCGTAGTCCTTAACGTAGGCAATGCCCTCGATAGCCTTGCCATCAGGCCCAACGTAAGATACCCGGCATGACGCATACTGTGTTCCAGCCCGACCGAGCGAATGACCATACTTGATATAGCTTTTGTCGTCCAGCACGGTAGTCCACACAGCGTCCTTGCCCTCGTACTCCTGCTGGTCAAAGATGACGATTTTGCCATCGGTACATTTCAGCGACAGCCCTGCATCATGGCAAAGCTGCTGCAAGAAGTCGATGTCAGAGCAGCGGTACTGCTCGACACGTTTATACTCCGGGTCTTTCTTCGCAAGGAACTGGGACTTCATACCGTTCTTCTGCGCCATTTCGTTGGCAATGCCGGAGAGCTTGTACTTTTCCCAGCCCTTGCTCTGCTTTGTCTGCCGAATCTGGCTCGTGTACGGTAAGCCCACGGCCTTGATGGTGATGACGCTGGGCGGCCCGGTGGCCACCACGCCGTCAAACTCAAACACGCCGCAGTCGAGGGCTTCGTCCTTGCCATCGGAGTGCCAGTTGCAGGCGGTAATGGTAGCTCGGATTTTCAGACTTCCTTCTCCGCTGCCAGAGGATGAACCAGAAGAACTGCTGCCAGATTTGCCGGAGATCTCGCTGGCATCCACCCAGCCGTAGACACGGGATGTGCCATCGGTGTGGATGACATGGTATGGATGCAGCGCGCCCTCTTTGATGATGGTGATCTTGGCCGGGCCAGCCTTGGGATTTCCATTTGCCTTTTTGTCCGTGGATGCCTTATAGTGCGGACCGCCAAGGAACTGCACCACATCGCCGACCTTATAGCCGTCGGAAGATGCAGCCGATACATCGCCGTCTATCATATGCTGGAGCCAGCTCTCCATCCAGATACCATCACGATCTTGCAGTTTGATTTGCAAGTCGTCGGAGGCATCCTCCTCGTTGTCGATGAACGACAGCGAGAGCAGGTATGGCATGATGCTGCTGGTAATATCCACACCGTCAAACTCCACCGTACACTCGGCATGGCGGGCAGTATTTTCATCGCTCATGTGACCACCTTCTTCCACGGCGGCAGGGTCGAACTGGTCTTGGTTTCGATTTCCGGGAGCGCCAAAACGATTCCGGCGGGAAACTCAAAATAGTTCAGATACTGCGAGTTCGCAGCCATCAGGCGGGGCGCAAGGGCGCAGCTGCCGAGCTGCGTGTATGCCACGCTGTCCCAGCGGTCGCCCTGTACGGTGGTGTAGGTTTTGCTCATGCGTAACCCCTCCTGAAATTATCGGTGTCGTTGTCACTCACGATTTCCAGCACAGCTTCCCGGAGGTCGTCATTCTGGGCGTTCAAGACGCTTCGCAATTCATCCGTATCTTGCATACCGTAGATGTGGTAAACAGGCGCAACGGTGATAGGAGCCGCGCTGCTGGCGTTGGAGCCACCAGATGCAGAGCCGCCGGGCAGCTGCACCTCCGTAACGGAGCGGGTTTCGCCGCCGTTGAAGTAGACCGAATTGCCGCCATTGACAGTTTCTACATATCGGTTGTACTCTTCACGCAGAGTCTGGGCTTCATGCTCCTCACGGATGGCATCCCGGACGGCAGACAGGTCAATCGCATTTGTGCTGGTGATCTGTTCCAGCTGCCGCGCCTCGTTGAACGCTGCGCGGGTTTCCGGCGCAGTCAGCACGGTTTCGCCGCCGTTGAAGTAGACCAGCTCCGGGCCGTTCTCACCAACAATGGCAAAGCCCGGCGCGGCAGATTCCGTACCGACTGCATAACCGGGGATGTTTCCGTTCTTCTGGTCGATATTGTAACGCTTATTCGCTCCGGCCAGCGCATCAGAGGCAGCGTTCGCCACCTTTTCGTATGCCTCCTTGACACGAGGCATCATGCCCTCTGCGCCATCGATAAAGCCCTGAACGGTGGACTGTGCGCTCTTCATGGCCTCGTCGTTCAAGTCCATGTCGGCCACACTGTCGGCTACATTCTGCGCGATCTCGTCCATGGCATTGCTCATGCCGGTTTCGAGGTCGGCCATGCTCTCGCTGGTGGTTTTCTGCGCCTCCTGCAAGGAGCGGTAATTCTCGACCATCTTTGCGAGGTCGGAATCTGATGCAGCAGCCATGCCGGCGATAGCGTTCACAGAATCCTTGCTGCCATCGGCGAAGCTGGCGATAACGTCGCTCAAACCGTCAATATCGGCAGCGCGTTCGGTTAGGCTTTCGAGGTTCTGGTTGTAGTTGTCCCAGTAGGTGATCTGGCTTTCCAGCGCGGAGTTGATGCTGGATGCAGAGGTGGCGACGACCTTCTCAGCGGTATCCCACAGGTCGTACTGCTTACTGATGCTGTCATAGGCCGCATTGTAAGCGTCCGTGTATGCCGAAACGAGTTCCTGAATCTCCGCCTCGGCACTGTTGATAACATCGGTGACGGCCTGCTCCTGTGCAGCCACATCGTTTGCGCTGTTGGCGGCATCCTGCTGCGCTGCGTTCAGGGAATCGACTGCATCCTTGGCTTCTTGATACTCGGCCTCAGCTGCATCGATGGCCTCTTGATCCTTCTCCACAGCCTCGGTGTAGTTTTCGACTTCATGCTGGGCAGTGGCGAGGTCTTCCGAGTAGCCCATGTACTCGGTGCGCAGCTGCTGCACATCCTCGCCCATGGAACGCCAAGGAATATCCTGAACTGTGCCATAAGTGGACTTGAATTGTTCGTCCGTCATGCCGAGCGTGGAAAGCAACTTGCTGTAGGTTGCGTCCATGCCGGCATTGGTTTTTTCGACCTTTGCCTGTGCAGCAGCCAGCTTCGCTTCATTCGCCGCACTTTCGACCAGCACATCGTTGTACTGCTCGTAGATTCCGTTCAGGTACTCTTGCCGAGCCTGCGCTTTTACATCGTCCGCATAAGCATTCGCGTGCTGGCGCAGAGCTTCTGTGCCGCCCTTGATGGAATCCGTTTCAAGGTCAATATCATCAGCCAGACTGGGCACCAGCGCAGACAGACGGGCAAGGGTATCGTGATACTCAGCGTTCCCGGCAGTATTGCCGTTGGTGGCAGCTTCGATGGCCTCCAACTTGCTGATGTACTGGTCCGCGACACTGGCAGTGGCTTCCATGTTGGACAGCGTGGAATGGTAGGTGTCGCTGACCTCGTCCATGCTACTGCCCATATCGCGGGCTGCGCTGGTCAGTTCTCGCACATGCGGGACACCATCGTCTGCTGCGCCGGAAATTCCACCGATTACGGCAGCGAGAGCCGTTCCTGCAATGACAACGCCCGCAAGAACAGGAGCCGTCACTCCAAGGGATGCAGAGAACAGGCCCATAGCTGCGCTGCCAATTTTTATTGCCGCAGATGCAGCAGTCATAACGCCAAGGAATCCTCCAAGAGCAACAGTCCCGGCTGCAATCGCTTTGACTGCACCGGGATGTTCCTCAACGAATCCCTGCATCCATCCCAGCACTTTAGCGCCGACATCGTACAGCTTGGACAAAGTCGGGGTCAAATCCTCGCCGATGGCGATTTTCAGGCCGTCAGCGGCGGACTGCATCAGAACCAATCTGCCGTTCATGTTGTCCAGCATGGTGCCGGCCATTTTGTCGGCAGACCCGGCGCAGTCGTTCAGGGCGGCGGTGTAGTCGGAGAACGACTGCCCGCCCTCGGCTGCTGCTTCGCTGCACCCGGCCATGATGGTTTGCAGCTTGGAATACTGTGTCGTGCCAGCGATGGTCTTGGCAAGGTTTGCCTGCTCTTGGTCGGTCAGGTCGCCCCAGACCCCGGCAATCCCGGTAAGGATGCTAGACAGGGACTGCATATTGCCCTGTGCATCGTAGATGTTCACGCCGTAGCTCGCCAGCTCGTCACCGCACTTTTTTGTGTTGGTGGCAAGGCGGGTGAAGATGGCGTTCAGGGCTGTGCCAGCCTCGCCACCCTTAACACCGGCATTGGCCATGGTAGCCAGAACTGCGGTGGTTTCCTCGACAGAGTAGCCGAGGGAGGTGGCGGTAGATGCGCACGCCTTGTACGCCTCGCCCAGCTGGATCACGTCCGTGTTGGAGTGAGCCATGGCGTAGGCCATCACATCGACAAAGTGCGTGGTGTCAGAGGCTTTCAGACCAAAGGCGGTTAGATAGTCGGTAACAATATCAGACGCCTGTGCCAAGTCCATATTGGCGGCAGCAGCCAGATTCAGCACCGGGCTGATGCCCTCCAGCATAGACTGGGTGTTCCAGCCTGCCAGAGCCATGTAAGACAAAGCGTCCGCAGATTCACCGGCGGTGAACTTTGTGCTTGCGCCCATCTCCTTGGCTTTGTCGGACAGGGCTTCCAGTTCATCGCCGGATGCGCCGGACAGGGCTTCGACGTTGCTCATGGATGCCTCAAAATCACCTGCGGTGTTGATGCAGTCCATGTATGCGTCTTTGATTTCGCCGAGGGCTTTTGCGATGCCAGCCGTGGCAAGCACAGATTCAACGGCATCGAGGGCTTCGACAGATTTCTCGCCGAAGCCCTTTGCGCCCTCTCCGGCCTCGTCCATGGTCTTTTTGAGGTCAACCTGCTGGTCTTTCAGCTTATCGACCTCGGTCTCCAGCCGAGTGGTTTCTGCTGTCAGCTGTGTAGTGTCCACACCAGCTTCCCGCAGGGTGGTCCCGGTGGCAGCCAGACGCTGCTCATAGGTGTGCAGGGAGGTCGTGGTCTTGTCGATCTGCGCCTGCTTGGAAATCAGCTTGTTTTCCAGCGCAGAGGAATAGCCCTCGGTCTCCTGAATCTCTTTCTGGATGTTATCGTACTGCTGCTGCAAGACGGCCAGCCGCTGCTTGGTGGAGTCAACGGCCTGCTGCTGCTTCTGGTACGCAGTTATGTCGGACTGTACCTTGTTCAGCTGCTGGATTCTGTTCTGTGTTTCCGCAAGGGCAGACTGTGCAGCCTTGAAGGTGCTGGAGAAGTTGCTGTTCTGTTTGGCGGACAGGTTGAACAGCAACTCCCATTCTTTTCGAGCCACTACTTCGCCTTTCTCGCCTTTTCGCGCTCGGCAACAATGGCATTGTTGGTATCAATCCATTGCCGCAGTTGATACAGAGGCATTGCAAGCCAGTATGGTGCAGGGGTGTTGTTGCCCTGCGCCATCAGAAGGGCTTGCCGCCGCAGCCACTCTCCACCATCATCAGTTACACATCCGACAGTATCAAAAAATTTCTTGCTTTGGTGCGGATGGCGTTGTAATCCCGAATGCTCATTGCGCCGATAACGTCAACGCCGATGGGCTGCGTACACGCCCGGCAGGCCATCCGAATCAGATAGCCCGCACTCATGCTCGGCACGATAACCGGCTGGCGCAGAGCGGACATCTCGGCCTCGATTGCAAGCGAATCATTGCCAGTCAGCTTGCCGAAGTCAAACGTCAGGGTGTCGTACTTCTTGCCCTCGTACTCAAACGGCTGAATAAGCTTGTGGACGTACACATAAGGGTCGGTGGCAGCTTTGTTCGCAGCGGCGATGGCTGCATCGTACTCCTTATCGCTGATGGTGGTGTTCATAGCGGCTGCTCCTTTCGCAGTTAAAAAATAGGCCGGAGCCGCAAAATGCAGCCCCGGCATAACGATTGGCTCTGATTACTTGCCCAACGCCTTGCGGACAGCTGCCAGATAATCCGTGCCGTTGATGTAGCAAATGAAGTTCAGCGGGTCCAGTTCACGCACCTTCTTGCCATCGAGATAAGTTGCCCAGTAGCGGACAGCGTACTTGCCGGAGCCGTTGGCGGGAGTCGCCGGAGCGATAGTGCCGCCCTCGGTGGACTTCGGAATAACGACAAGAACGTGCTTTTCAGAACGAGCATCAATAGTGCCATTGATGGGATCCTCATACTGAACAGGAACACGCAGATCAATCTGGTGGCGGCGAATCTCGGACAGCTTGATGGACTGTGCCGTAGTGGTGCGAAATTCCAGACCAAGGGTCATTGCTTCGAGATGACCCAAAATAACGGCATCAATGTTGCCGCCGATGCCGGCGCCGGAGATAGACTGCGTCAGAAAAGTCACATCAGGCAGTGTAGCTTTTGCCATTCCCGCATACTCAATGCTGTCTTCGTAGACAGCAAAATTGATAATGCTCTGATCGATTGCCATAGTAGTACCTCCTCTTTAGGACTGGAGCGCGCTGGTCACATAGTCAGCGTCATACTCCAGCACGAAGTCAATTTCCTGCGCCGGAGAGGGCGGGGTCATGTAGACGTGCAGCTTGATTTTACCCGCCATCAGGCTGGTCAGGGGGTTCTCGCTTTCCAGCATCTCCACGCGGGCGCCCAGCAGGCAGCCTGCGCCAACCAGACCATTCAGCCAAACGTTTGCGCTGTCCAAAATAGCGTCAATCAGGCGGCGGTTCATCGGCTTGTCCAGCTTAGACCAGAAAGTCTTGATGAGCGTATTGGAAACATAGTCGAACATCCGGCTGATGGGGATGAAGTAGTCCTTCACATCAGTGGACTTGGGGTAGCAGCCAGTGTGGTTGCCCCATGCGGTCCAGCTGCCCATGAAGTTCAGGAACGTGCAGATGCCAGCGGCATCGACCACGTTTGCCTGATTGTAGGTCAGGTTGATAGCTGCGCCGTCATCGTCGCACAGACCGTCGATGTGGACGGTCTTGTTGGAAGGGCTCTCGTAGGGGATGCCGCCATTTTTGGTGTCGGTCTCTGCGAGGCAGCCCGCCATGATGGTAGAGCCGTGGAACTTCTTTTCGCCCAGAGTGCCGTTAGGCCAGCACAGAATGGACTTCTGGTCGTAAGTACCAGCGTTCTTGGCCTGCACTGCGGCAGTATAGGTCTTTGCAGAAATGTCCACCAGAGCCTTGCCAGAGAACATACCGTTGATGGAGCCCGACTTCGCAGCCAGCGCAGCAGCAACGGTAGCCTCCTTGGAGAAGCCGGGTGCCATAATCAGGTCAGGCACAATGCCGAACATAGTCAGGCAAGCCTCAACCTGCTCAACAGCAGCTGCCACAGCCTCGGCCTCAGCGTTTTCCGCGAGCGGCAGGAAAACGACCGGCTGGCAAGCGCACAGATCGAAGTGATAGTACATCACCTCGCAAACGGTGAACTTTTTCCAGTCGTTGTCATAGCCCAGCTGTTCCTCCGCTTCGGTATAGCTCGTGCAGAGCACCGGGGTGCCAGCGGTTGCGGCGGTGCCGGTTGCCTTGGACAGCGGTGCAGTGCCGATGACAAAGGGAATGCCGCAGGTTGCGGCGTTCGGGGTCGCCACGGCGGTGTCGGTGCGGCTGACGTTAATACCATGATCTGCCATAGTATGTAATCCTCCTTACTTGGATTTGGCGAGCATCCGGGCATACGCAAGGATGGCCTCGCCGCGTGCTTTTGCCTTTTCAGGCGTGGTGTTCAGTTCGGCCACATCGATGATGAAGTCGGCCACGCCGGGATATTTCTCGGTGGCGATTTTCACATCGTCACGATTCACCGCCTCCGCAGCAGCGCAGGGGTAAATCGTATTTTTCTGGATATAGCCCAGAATGGACGGACCAACGTAAATGGAAACGCCGGGCTTGCTCTGCGCAGGCTCGGCGTTCACGGTGGTTTCGGCGGGCTGTTCCGCCGCGGTCTTTTTTACCGCCATAATTTAATGTCCTCCGTTTGCTGCACGGTCGGCAGCTTCCAGTAGGTAATCATCTCTCCGGCGTAATACGGTTTGGTTTCCTCGTCGTAAGGAACGCTTTCCAGCTTATGACCGGGAGACAGGTCAAGCGCAAACTGATACCGACGCTTTCCATCGGTGCCAGTGCCGCCTACCTTGCGGACTTTGAGCAATTCCACGCGAAACCGCTCCATCATGGACAGGAGAGCGAGGTCGCCCTCCTGTTCATCCGGGTTGTAGCAGCAAAAGATAGAGCGCACAGAAACCACCGTGCGCTCCTCGCTGCCGGGCTGCTGCTCCGTTTCCAGCGGAATGACCCGATGGATGATGTACGGAGCTTTCTTCTTGGCTGAACGGCTGTCGGGCAGCCGCATCAGGTAGACTTCCGGGGCACGGTAGGCCTGTTCGGTATCGCCCTGCTGCATAGCCACCGGGAAAATCATATCGGCCATGATTTTCTCGGTAAACGCTTTCAGCTGCTCAAGCAAAACAACACTGGTCATATCAGACACCCCATCCGTTCAAAATTCGCGTGATTTCATGCTCAATGCGCTCCTCGTAAGTAGATGCCATTTTCTCCTCGATGGAGTCCATGACATTCTCGTTGGAGTACATCATCTGCGGGGTGGCAGGACCAAACAATTCCTTGACCGGGAACCGTTTTTCTCCCTGCCTCTCATAGATGCCATAGTGAGAGCCCATCTTCGCCTCAAAAGCATGGTCCAGTGCCTGTCTTGCGCCGGATTTCTTCACGCGAGTTACCACGCGGCCGCTGCGGTCCACCTTGGTATCGAAAACTCTAAGGGGGATGACGCTGCCACGGTAGCCGAAGTTGATAGAAACCTCGCCATTGCTGCCCCGCTGGATGTTGTTGATATTCTTTGTGCGGTTGGAAAATTCGCTGCTGCTGATGGCATACTCCTGCGTGACTGCCCGTTTCGCCACCGTTTTTCCGGCGGCAGCGGCGCGAGCCAGCGCAGATCCTACAGCACGATTGGCACCTCCGGGAATTCCGGCGAGGAGGGCAGACACCCGGTCAAATCCTTCCTCTGCAATGTCAACGGTGATGCCAGCAGCTACGCTGTGCATCATGGTGTCCGTTGTCACATCACTCATTCGTCAATCGCCTCCAGTTCCACCCGCAGCATCCCCATCTCGCAGACAGAGGATGCCACATAGTAGTTTCGGACGAATCCATCCTCGTCAATGCCCAGCTTGCAATCCTTCTCAGGCTGCTTTCCGCCGAGGGCCGCAATATCGCAGTGCAGCACCCGGCTGACCCGGTACAGGCCCTGCGCATGGTCGCTGATGGCCTGGCGTACACGTTCCTTTTCAGAGAGGCCTGTCAGAACCAGAGGAACGTCAGGGTATTCCTCTCCATCATAGTAGACCGTGTGCGTTTCGGCGAACTCATCCAGATTCAGAAAGACGCTGTTCAGGTCTTCCTGCACAGCGTCTTTAAAGGCACTCACGCCGTGGGCATCGCAGCTGCCAGTTCAGGGCCATCGGTGCACTCGTCACCGGGCACAACGTCCTCGGCGCAGATAGCCTGAATGAGTGCGTCCTTTGTCTTGAGCTGCTTGGTGTCGATGCCCATATCTGCGGCCAGCTTTTTCAGATTGGCAACAGTCATGTCGTGCAGCTGGTCGGGGCCGAGGTGTGCCGCCTCAGAGCCGTTCTGCGAGGCTTCGGCTGCGGGGGTGTCGTTACCTTCCGCAGTTGCCGGAACGTCCGCAGGGGCGGTTTCCGGGGCAGCGGGCGCAGAAAACGCGTATTTCGCCACACCCAGCCCGATAAGGCGGGCTGCTTCGGCATCGCTGACCTCGCACCGCTCGCCATGCGCAACAGTGTGAACGCCAGTCTTGGTGGGGCAGCCGTAGCCACCGCAAAGAATTTCAACAATCATCGGTGTACTCCTTTCAGGTCGGACTTAGCCGACCATGTTCTTGGCGCGAATCCACGGAATGTAGTTCTTGGGTGCAGCCAGAGGACGAGACTTCAGAGCGGTCTTGCGAGTGTCGTTTTCCTGATCGATGCTGAACTTCGGAACACGGCGGCCAGAAATGGTGGACTGGATGGTGTCGCCGTAGTTGATCTGAGTGATAGCACCATACATCAGATGGCCGCAGCCGGGAGCCGTAATCACGGCATCGGTCTTGGGGAAGTAACTCTGCTCCTTGTCGGTGGAATCCACATAGGTTTCATCAACAGAAATCAGATTCAACTTGTAGCCGCGGAAGTTGAGGGTGCCACCGTAGACAACACCGTCGTATGCGCTCAGCTGCTGCTCAATCTGGCCGATGATGATGCCGGAATTCTTATCCAGCAGACGCTGAACCTTTTCGAGATTCATCACTGCGTCATAAACATCAGCACCCAGCAGCAGATCGGCAGCGCGCAGACCGCGCTTGGACAGCAGCCGGCACATAGCCGGAACGTCGCCAAAGAAATTGCCACCTTCCTCGTTCCACTTGTGGGCGGCAGTGTAGATGTGGTCGTTCTCGTGGCCGGGATTGTAGAAATTCACGACCTTTGCCTCGCCCTTGGTCACGTTGTCGAGCATCTCCTGCATGACGCATCCGTTGTCCAGCATGGTCTGTGCGCACATCCACTCCTCGGTGCGGATGATACGGCCATCCATGTCAGCCAGATCGTTCTGGACCAGTTTTGCGGCACGCTGGGCAGGGGTGCTGTTGGCATAGATGGCCTCACCGAAGCCACGCTTCGTCAGGTCATCAGAGGTCAGAGGACGGCTCACACCGATGGACGCAGGCTCAAACTCGTGGATCTCGTAGCCCATGCGCTCCATCGGGATTGCGCCGACACGAGGCGACACAAAGGCTGCCATCTTGCGGTCGCCGTCCATGTACTCGGTCAGCACCTTGTTGGAGCTGAAGATGTCGCCCTCCTCCGTGGGAAAGTAGCGGTCACGGAAAAAAGTCTGCTTGGGCACGATGCGTTTCTGCACGGCCATCAGGGTATAGGTATCGAAGAAATTCAGTTCAGCAGGCATTGTTGTATCCTCCTCACAGTGCAGGTGCAGCAGCCTTGAAGACGATGCCACCGTTGCGCAGGGCATCCTTGTCGGCCTCGGTCATGGTGTAGCTGTCGGCCACGGTAACCTTGTTGGAGTTGAAGCAGCCCATCAGGTACACCGGGGCAATCACATCGTCAGTGGTACCAACGGCCACGTCATCACACAGGATGCAGTAAGCGGTAAGCACCTCATTGCTGGCAGCAGCGGTGCCCAGCACGACCAGCTTGTTATCGCCAGCAGTGCCGCCGGACTTAGCCAGAACGGTGCCGCGCTTGATGGTATCGGCCTTGGACAGCTTGCGGATGGTGCCGCCGCTGACGGCCAGCTTGGGGTTGATGTCGGCAATCAGGCCATCAAATTCCATGGTGCCGAGAGATTTGCTCAGTTCGCTCATAGTAGTGTTCCTCCTCACTTCTTGTCATCGTCGAGCAGTTCGCCGACGGCTGCGTCGGCAGCAGCCATGAGCTCGGCCTGCGTCTTGGGCACATTGCCCTTTGCATCGGGCAGAGATTCCGGGCTGCCAGATGCAGACGCGCCCGGAACAGCCTCCACGTTCTGTGCACCAGATGCTGCGTTGTCCGCTGCCAGATTCTTCAGGAACTCGTGACCCTGCGCAGCAGCAGCCTTGGCGGCGCGGAATGCCAGCTCGCGAGCATCGCAAGCGGTCTCGCCGTACTTAGCCTCCTGCACCAGAGCGGGGTCAAACAGGCTTGCCACCGAATCGATTTCGGCCAGACGGTTGCGCTCCGCGCTCACGGCTGCGTCAACTGCGGCCTGCGGGTTTTCCGCTGCGGGGGTTGCAGTGGTGGGATTTGCATTGTTTGCCATAGTGGATTGTCCTCCTTCGTTGGACTGGGCGGCGGGTGCCGCCGGTGTATTTGCAGCAGCGGCAGCAGGTGCAGCCGCTTTAGCCATAGGGATGTTGTCGGGCAGCTTTACGCCGGGCATCAGGCGCAGGGCGTGGCCCTTTGCGTAGATGGTCTGGCGGTCTGCGCTTGCGGAAATTGCCACGGGCTCGGCATCGTCCAGCAGCTCATTGGCAAAGCCTTTTTCGATGGCCTCCTTGCCCGTCATATAGGTGGTGTCGCCCATCATGTGCAGCAGCACGGTTTCAGACAGGCCAGTCTTCCGCTTGTAGATGGCGACTTGGCTCTTATCCCATGCATCATTGGCTTCCGCGGCCTTGCGAAGTTCGTCAGCATTGAGCGCGCCTCGAATGGGAGTCCAGCACTTGTGAATCATCACAAGGCTGGAAGGATTCACCTTTACCGTATCGCAGGCGCACATGATAAGACTGCCGCCAGACATGGCCACGCCGTCCACAATGCAGGTCAGCTTCGTGCCCTTGGCGGCCAGTTCACGCAGCCTGTTGTGGATCAGGATGGAAACGCCCGCATCGCCGCCCAGACTGTCCATGCGGATGATGATCTGCGGGCAGTTTTCGACCTGCTGCAAGTCCGACAGGAACTCGCTCTCGATGATGTACTGTCCCGGAATCGGTTCGTCAGTCCACCAGTCGATGGGCTGCGTTTCCACGATTTCGCCGTACATAGTAATATCCGCGGTCTGGCCGTCAGTGCTGGCCATTGCGTAACAAGGCCGCTGGATGTTCACCTGCGGTGCGTTATTCGGTTTGGGCATTTTGCTTACCTCCCTGTGTCGTAATGCTGGCAGTGGTTTCGATTGCGCCCTCACTGCCAGCTGCTTTCAGCAGCTCATTTTCACGAGCCAGCTGTTCGGCGTTTTCGGTCCAGTCGCCGCCGCCCATCTCAAGGGTGACCTGTTCGTGGGTCTTAAAGGCGTGGTGCGTCTGGAGAATGGCTGCATTGACTTCCTTGGCGGGGTCAAGACTGCCCTGCACAGGGCCAATCCAGCGGGCACCGCACCATGCAGCACGGAGCAGCGGGTCATCAAAAAAGCCCGGAGCGATTACTCGCCCACGGGCTACGGCCTCGGACAGCCAAATCTCGTATGCCGGCTGGCAGAAGCTATCCACCAGCCACGTGCGCCGCATCTTGAAACCCTCCCACGCTTCCAGCAGGGCAGCACGGGAGGCGGAATAGCTGGCGTTGAACTCTTTGAGCAACAGCTCGCAAGGCATTTCGATTGCGCCGCCCATCAGCTTGCACAGCGTTTTGACAAACTGCTCAAATCCGGCGGTCGGAATGTTTGGGTTTCCGAACTTGATGTCTTCGCCCTTGGCCAAATGTTCCACCTGACCGGGGCCCATTTCGTACTCGTTCATGCTGTGGCTGGCATTGTCCATCTGCGGGTTCTCAACAGGAACGCCGCCCAGATCTCCGCTGCCAGTTTCGTTGAACGGAATTGCGTCCTTGGGCGCATCCGACACAATCCACGCCGTGAAGTACGACTGGACAAGTGCCGCCAGCAGTTCGGATTCGGTGTATCTGCGCAGCTGGAGCAGCGGTTCTATGATAGGCGCAACAAGAGGAACGCCGCGGTACTGGTCCGGCCGTTCCAATTCCATGATGTGCAGCACTTGGGGCAGTCCGGTCTTTTTGCCAACGACCTCCACACGCTGCCATACGGTTTCCTCGCTGTTGAGCCACTCGTGCGGATAGGTATTTCGGATGTGGTACGCCACAACGGCACCGCTGCTGTCCACCTCTACACCGTCGAGAATCTTGTTCCCGTTGTCGGGGTTCTTGCCTACGGTGTATCCCAAAATGTCAATCGCGCTGCCGTATCGGTTCGGTGTAGACACCCGGTCGGCCTCCACCAGATGCAGCCGCAGGGCGTAGGGGTGCAGCTTATCAACGTCCCGGATTTTCACAACGGCGAAAACATCGCCGCTCATAAGCCAGCTTTTCAGGGCCAGCTGCTGCAATCCGTAGAAGTTGTTCAGCCCCATAGCATCGCAGTTGCGGCGGTTCTCGGCCCAGAGCCGGAACTCAGCCTCAGCCTTGGTCTGCCATTCCTTGGCCGCCTCCGGGGTAAGACCCAGAACGTCCCGGTCGATGGTGGATTTCAGGGTCAGGCCAGTGCCGACCACCTTTGTGCGGTTCGTGTTGATGGCACTTGTGGCGACAGGTGCGCTCATGTAGAGCATCCGGCTGCGCTGCCGCAGGGTGTCGGCGTTGTCGTGTATATCGCTGGATGGCGAAGTGCTGTTCGGGAAAAATGCCCGCAGCGCACGCCGCTTATGGCTTGCACCAGCCTCGCTGTATCCGCTGGCCTGCGGCGCAGCCGTTGCACGGTATTTCAAAATATCGCCTCCATAACTTTCAAACTAAGCGGACTGGCTGGGGAAAGGAGTGAAAAGCAGCCAGCCCGCGGCAAAGACCCGGATGGGCCGTTACCCAAAATTGTTACCAGTCTCGTGGAATGATCCCGAACGCTTTTCGCGCGTTCTGGCCGTTCAGCAACGATTCCAGTTCATCGACTTTCTGCTCGGCCTCTTTGATTTCATCGCTAAGCTTGCCGAGGTCGAGCCGGGTGAGCTCACGGTCACCCAGACGGTAGCTTTTCACGCCGCCAGACAGCAGCTTGTTGTATGCCGTATACAGGTTGTCAAGCCGCTGCGTGTGGAATTCCAGCCGCTTTTTGATGGTCGTGGTATTCATATCTCACACCTCACCAGTCGTCCAATAGGCTCTCCCTCTTTTTTCTGTGGGAGGGCTGTGGTTGTTGAATGTTTACTGCTGCCGGGGCATCGACCGCCTTTCCACGCAGCCTTTTCAGGGCACGGTCGATGGCATCGAGGTCTTTCGGCAGCACCTTGTAGGCTGCCAAAGCGTAGTTCCGGCAGTCAAGTGCCTCGTTTCGCTCGTGGCCGGAGATTTTCTCCCATTGCCACGGATTGCGGTGGTTCTCTTTGTACACCAGATGTTCGGACAACAGGCCGTTGAAATAGCCCAGCCCGTAGTCATCCCGGCGTGGGAAATGGCAATACCGGGCGCCCGGCTCCTGCACTTTCAAATCATCCATGATGATTTGCTTGCCGGAATCAACGCCCAGCTGGTATTGCCAGCACATACCGACGTAGCGGTTCTGTATCGTGATTTTCTGCTGCTTGGGCGGAGCCGTGAACGGCCTGTCCGAGCCGGGAAAGCCTTTGATGCAGAACACCTTTTTGCCGATGCGCTCATGGCAGCGGAGGCGAACATCCTGCGTGAAGTGGCCGCCCTCGTCCACGAACTTTATGGACACGGGCAGTTCCACGCCATCGGCGAATTTCAGGCGACGGTCGAATACCAGTTCATCAAGCTGCTGCCAGACCTCGTCACTGTCCGGGCGGCCCATGATGATGCCTTTTTCGATGCCCCATGTTTCACCGAAGTGACCGAAGCCCACGATCTCGTACTCCATGCGGTCGTCCTGCGTATCAACGCCAGCGGTCAGCACCAGCACACCATCCGGCAGTTCCGCAGGGTATTCCTCCCTGCGGCCAAGCATGGTGTCCTCGTCCTGCACATCGCCGCGATCTTCCCACAGCAGCCCCAGACGGGTGTTGTAGACAACCTGCATCTTCTTGGTATCGCCCAGGGCATTCAGGTATTTCAGCACGGTATCTTTCCATGCTGCCCACTGCGAAACAAAGCTGTTCAGCCAAAAGCTGCGGATACCGTTCTCATAGGCGGCGGGATTTTCCGCTTGCCAGTGAGCTGGTGCCCGCTTCATGGTCACTTCGTCCGAAATGCAGGCGCACTCCGGGCAGAGATACCACACGTCCTTGACCTTGTAGGTTTTCTCTCCGTGGGTTTCGATGGTGTCATACTCGTACCGAATATCTTCCCAACGCAGTTCATGGAATCCCTTGCAGTGCGGGCACTGGGATACCCAGCGCTCCATCGTGCCCTTGACGTAGGACTTGGCAATGGCACTGTGTCCCTTGATGGTGGGTGTGCTGACTTCCACAGCCTTTGCGTTGTAGAAAGTGGTCTGCCGGGCCATTGCCAGTTCCCAAGGGTCGCCCTCTGTGCCGGCACTCACTGCCCAGCGGTCACGCTCGTCACCCAGCACATAGCGGATGGGCTTTGATGCCAGAGCGTGCGCCTCGGTAGATCCGCACATGGTCAGGATGCCGCCGGGATAACTTTTCTGCAAAATCGTGTTGCCGCTGTCCCGGCTCTTTTTCTCCGCGACCTTGGCCCGCAGTGTAGGGCAGTCTCGTATCATGGGGGCGATACGGAGCTTGCTGTACTCCTTGGCATCCGTCATTTGGGGATGGATGAAAAGAATACTGCCGGGGTCAACGTCAATGGTGCGGCCTATGACGTTGTTTTCAAACTCCGACTTGCCGACCTGTGAGGACGCAACGACAACGATATGATGGATGCGCGGGTCGGAGAATGCGTCCATGATCTCCACCAGATAGGGCGTGCGGCCGTTACGCCAGCGGCCCTGCTCGGCAGACGCTTCCGGGGACAGGACGCGGTTTTGTGTGGCCCACTCGCTCACGGACACATTGGGCGGGGGCCGGATAGCTGCCACCAGCTTCGACACCAGAGCATTCAGGCGGTCTACTGCGGCGTTGTCACTCATCCTCGTCACCGCCCAGTTTATCAGTCCACGACCGGCGTTCCCGGACGCGAGCCTCATACTTGGCCGGGTCATAGCGGAACAGAGCGATTTCCTCCGCAATCTGATTGACCTCGCCGCGCATATACTCTGCAACCTCAGCAGGGTCAGATAGAGCAGCAGCATTGATGGCCACCCGGCTGGGCAACGCCATCAGCGCACCCCGGATGGTGTAGATAAGTTCGGCGGTCATGGCAGCAACGTCCTCGCTGCGGTGCATCTGCCCAGACAGCTCCTTGGCTTCTGCCTGTGCGATTTTGGCCTTGCTGGTCTTGAGCGTGGCCTCAGCCTTGGCCTTGACCCGCTCAATCTTCTTGGCCTCCTCCGCTTCTTCCTTGGTCAGCCCGCCACGGGAGATGCTGCCGATGTAGGCTTGCACGGCATCAGACAAGACGAACTTTCCCCGGCTGACGGTGGTAAGCACACCATCCTGTGTCAGCTGCTGCACTCTGCGGCCTGTGATTCCCAGTATCAGAGCCAGTTCGGTGGTGGTCACGTTTCTGTCAGCAAGTCTTTCTTTTGTAGGCATCCAGAAACCACCTCCTTTTCTGGTAAAACTATCTGGAAAATTCCTTGGAATTCGTTATACAAAGCGTAACGAAATGGCTGATTTTTCCCTTACTAACTAGCATGATTTCGGGGTCGACGAGCCCGCTCATGGTAGGGTACCCCCGTCACAGTACCTTTTCAGCACCGAACGGCTGCTCCTGCCCGCTGTCGGGCGGGTGGAGCGCAGCTTCAACCATTGCAGGGTCATACACGAAGGTGAACTCCATGTCCTGCACAGGTACAGGCTTATTAACGTAGATGTCTACGACAGGCATTGTGATACGCTCCTCTCTCAGATGCTGCGGATGACCTTGGCCTTGGAGTATGTCGGATGGTCTTTGGTCATCATGTTCAGGAACTCATCTTTGGTAAAGCCGGACAGACGGAAGATTTCTTCGGGCTTCATGCCCAGCTGCTTGCCGATCTCGTCCACGGTCTTGCCCTCGTCCATGAGCTTCTTTACGATGGCTTTCATAGGGTCTAGCAGGTGTGTGCCGCGGGCGCGGTTGTGGGTGATGGTGCCGTATACATCGGCACTCTCGTCACCGTGATGGTCTACGACTACGACAGGCACCTTGCCGCCCAGCAGGGACAGCAGCGGTTCACGGCCTGATACTGTCCAGCGGTGGAAGCCGTCAATGATGGTTCCGTCCGGGCGTACCACGATGGGCAGCGTCCAGCCGTTGGTCAGGATGGACTGCACCAGCAGCTTCAGGTTCTCCTCACTGACCTTGTTGGGGTTGTAGTCGTTGGCGTGGATGGTGTTGCGGTCTACCCACTGGAGGGATGCCAGCGGTGCGAATACGTCAATGTTTTCCATGGTTCTGCTCCTCCTTGATGCGGGCGTTGTGGTCGTTGTAGATGGTGGTCCAGAGGATGCGCAGGATACGCATCTTGGGATCTCCGTACAGCAGCCCCTCATACATGGTCTTGTAGTGCTTCTGTTCAGCGATGCCGTAGGTCTTTATGAACAGGCCTCGCCAATGGTCGATATGGGATAAGGTGTCCTTGGCAATGGTGTACCGCTCCGGGTGGAGGAACAGCAGGTCTTTGCAGAGGGCTTTATAATCCTTCTGTTCGGTATCTGCTTCCAGCTCACGCCGCTTGCGGGTGCTGCGCCGGAACATCTCGGAATCCCAGTAAAGCAGAACGAGGTAGGCGTTTGGCTCTCGCCGCTGGATACGCTCCCACAGGTCGTTGTCGGTTTCTGCAACCCACCGTAGGCCTTGTGTGCTGGTATCTCCAAAGAAAGCACAAAGCCGGAGTGCATTTTTATGCACACCAGCTTCGTACAAACGCATATAGATTTCAGGGAATTCAAGGTTTCGCTCTTTGATGTACAGCCAAACATCGGAATCAGCCCAATCGTAGATGGGATAGAACTTGCCGCCTTTTGTGATACGCTCCATCTTGGTGTTGGCGATGCACTTAAAGCGGGTCAAACTTTCTGCCGTGCGCAGGCCGACCAGCTGAATGCCGTCACGGAATGCCTTTTCGCAGAACGTCTGGTAGTTCATCTCTCCGGGGTGGTGCAGGTATGGGCTGTACCTGATGGCAAAATCGGGCGGGGTACGCATCCACACATCTTCTTTGCCCGGCTCCCATGTTATCCACGATTCTGACGCGGAAAGGTGGTCTATCACGCACACCTGCTTGAACGGCAAGCAAAACCACAGGAATTTCGCGCCGACCGACAGGAAGTTGCGCCGCCAGCGGTGTGCTGCATCGACCATGGAGGGGTAAAGCCCTTCTTCGTCAATGAATGTCACCGTCAGCTGCTTGGGGTCGAGTTCGCCGGAGAGAATCATCTCATACACGAGGTTGGCCATGCACAGGCTGTCCTTGCCGGAGGAAAACGACAGATAGATTTTGCAGCCGTTTGCGAACACATTGCGGATACGGATTTTCGCCGCTTGCAGCACGTTCATGCTGCTCTCCACTACTTTCACAGGCATATCAGTTCACCACACTTCGGGCAACGGATGCACCTGTGCTGCTCCACGCCGCTGTCCGCCTCTGGAGCAGCTGTTTGCGGTTCAGAAGGTGTAGACACCTCCAGCACTGTGGAGGGCTGCTGCGGGGCAGCGGAGACGGTAGGAGCAGGCTGCGGGGCGGGAGCCACCGGGTAGGTCGGTGTTTCGGCATACGGAACGTGTTCCTCTGCCTGATGGCGGCTGATGGGTGCGATCTCGTTTTCCGGGAAATCGCCGTAGGAGCTGATTACTTCATCAGCTTCATCCGTGGTGCTGTTCAGCATTTCCAGCAGGTCAGCATCCCAGCCCGGAACGTCCACATCGCCGTCCAGTTCCTTGACCAGTTCTTCGATGGCATCCACATCGGTAAAGCCGAGTTCATAGACCTTGTTGTCGGCCATCATCAGCTTTTTCTTCTGCACATCGGTCAGCCCGACCATCACATAACAGTCGCAGGTTTCCCGACCCATGCGGAGCAGGGCTTCGTACAGACCGTTGCCGGCAATGATTTCGCCATCCTCGGCAACGACCAGCGGCTTCACCTGACCGAACATCTCAATGCTGCGGATGTACTCGGTGATTTGCTTGTCGGAGTGCCGGCGGATGTTGTGGGTAGGCTTATGCAGCTCTGCCAGCTTCTTTACCGTGATGTTCATCGTGCGGCCTCCTTCCTGTCAGAAACGAGGTCCAGAACGATGGCGAACAGGATGGCGGCTACGACAACGTAGATGCGGATCGTGCTCATCAGCTGCCAGATGCCCATAACGCCAAGCGGAATCAGGATCTGCCACGAGGCCACGGTGAGAACATCCAGTGCGAAGCCAAACTTCTTGCCGAAAACCAGATATTCGCAGTAGAGATAGGTAGAAAGCGAGGAAATGGCGATGACCGTAATCAAAATAGCTTTCATTACGTTCAGCACCGGGCTGAAGCGCACCCACGTGAGCAGCGCAGCCAGCACCATGTAGATGCCAAACATCACGCCCGCCAGCACGAAGGCCTTTTTCATGTTGCCGCGCTTGGTGCCGTCCGTATTTTCATCGTTGTACTCAAACAGCGAATAGTAATACGGACAAGCAAATGGGCCGGGCAGCAGAAGTAAGCCGTTGTACACGCCAGCCTTAATACCAGCGGCGTTTACACCGGGGGCGATGACGGCGAACGTGCCGCCAGTGTACACCAGAGCAGCAGCCACTACTACGGCCAGCAGGCCATAAACGACCACCCATGAAAAGCCATCGGACAGCACGTTGCGAATCATGCCGTCTTTGAGCAACATAATCAGGAACGCCACACAGGTGACGTACACGATAATCATGCCGCCCTTGGTTCCAATGGGTGTATCGCCAAAGATCTCGTAGATGCCGCTCATCTGTGTCCACGTCTGAAACAGCGTCAGCAGACCGATGAAGTAGAACATCGCCTTGCTCTGCATGATGCGCCGAATGGACGGAACACGGTCAGCGAACAAACCGAACGTGATACATGCCAGGGAATTGAACACTGCCCAGATGATTGCCGGAACTGCTCCATATCGCAATGCAATGGTGCGGAAGTTCATCAAGCTGCCTACTCCTGCCCACGATGCAACGATGGAGCAGGCGTAGAAAATAGTGGGACTTGCCTTGAATTTCGCCTTGATTTTCTGATACATGGAAAAATCTCCTTCTTTGCGGCTGGACACGGCGAAATGTCCAGCTTGCAGCACCTCAGCTTTTCGGGGTGCTGCGGTAATGCCACACGCAAAGGAGAGCAGCGTGCGGCTCGGAATCCTCCTTTCAGGTATAAAAATAGCGGCACCCGCCATTTCTGGCAGGCACCGCTTGGCTTGATTCGGATTTTGCATCCTAATCATATCACCGGGAGCATCCGTTGTCATCTGAATCCATATCAAAGCGTTGCTGCTCGTTGGCTTTCGTTCTTCTTCGTTGCTGGTCGTTCTTGTTTATTGCACGGCATTACGCGCCGTGTGAAACCGTCCTACACCGTCCATCACCGTGTGAAATAATCTGCATTGACTTTTGATATTTTCAGTTTGAATTTAACTTTTGGCAGCCAAAATGTAAAACTCATTTCTATATTTGGCCGTATTTTATGATAATTTAAGGTTGAATTTGAGTTTTTCGGGCAAAAATAAAAAGCCCCGCAAATGCAGGGCTTATCGGTCAATGTGATTCGAGGTAGTTGTAGGCCATCCGGCTGACCCCGGCTTCCGTGTAGCACTTTCCGAGTGCTCCGGCAACTTCTGCCCACGAGTAGCAGCGGACAAACCGCAGCCGGAAGATCAGATAAAGCCGGGCATCCATGATGCTCTTGCAGTACGCCTCGACCTTGGGCTTTTCTTCCGCTGCCTGTTCCTCTAACCAGCGGACACGTTCATCCATGTCAGCCAGTTCCACAGCCAGATCCGCCACCTTGTCCCGAACACCGGGCGTATGTGGCATACCCGTCAGCTGTGGGGAGGCAGGATTGATTTTCTGCCGAAGATTCTCCAAGGCTTCACGGTCTTTTTCGAGTGTCATTTGAATGTCATAATACTTGGACAATTCCTGTAATGTCACAGTCTACCTCCGTCATAATTCAGCTGCCGTTTTGCAACGGTGCTTCTGTTATTTTATCACATTTTGCCGTTGGAAGATAGACAGGAAACCCAGAAATTATGTGGTCCGCTCCAATTTTGCACAATCCCGGCACCTTGTAGGTCTGGCCGTGCGAATCGGTGCGTTGGATAGGCGGGTCGAGGGGTATGTAGTTCTCACAAGACAGGCAACTCATTCTTCCACCCTCTCAATTTTCGGGAACGGCTCATGCCCCAGCGGAACGGGTTCGAAAGAACGGTTTGTTGTGCGTGGCTTTTCCCGCTTGTCTTTCGGACTGTCCAGCCACCGCTGGTGCTCGATGGCGTGTACAATGTCGATACACGTTCCCCATGAATCGTGCTGCCGTCCACGGTAGCCAAGCGGTGGAAACGCCATTTTGTAGGCGGCCTCAAACAATTTTTCAATGCTGTCGCACCGCTTTTTGAGAGCGGTATCATAAATGTACTCACCCCCGCAAGCTTCAACGCGGGGTATGCCGTCATATGTCAGATCTTCGGCCAGAGCATCGAACTGCCCCATGCGAACCCTCATATACTCGTCCACAGCCAGCCCGATGACGCGCAGCTGCTCTTCCGAGGTCTCAATGCGGTACTTCATTTTCATCGTCCTTTTCCGTTTTTTTCATGCCCAAGAAATCACCCATCCCGTAGCTTCCATCCTTGCAGCTGTGAAATTCAAACTGTGTTGGCGCGTTTGGAGATTCAAACTGCGGGGTGATGCCAGAAGATTCGAGAACTGTATACATAGTGGCCGTGGCCGCCGTGTCCTTGTCGCCTGTTCCAGAGTGACAGAATTCTTTTCCGCAGAGGCGGCATTTATAGATTGCCATGTACATTTCCATCTGTTTGCTTACCTCCTTCGTATTCGCCGGACAGCACCAGAGCCATGGCCTCACAGATGATGGTTACCTTGACCCGTTCAAGGTTTTCCCATGACAGGTCTTTCGGCCTGTCCTTGCGCTGCCCGGCGGTCTTCTGCATCAGCATCTGACGCAGTTCCATGCAGGCCTCTTTGAGAGCCGGGTAGTTGGCTTTCAGCCCGCCCATCTGCATAAAGCTCCACATGGTATCCAGCATCGGGTTTTCCCATGGTTCAGGCTTTACCATCGGCAACCTCAATTTCCTGCACATAGCACCAACTCTGGGGCGGTCGCTGCGCTTCCACAGGCCGCACACCAAACCGCGTGTTTAGCAAGCCCGTGAACGGCCGCAGCTCGCGCGGATTGTCATAAATTTTCAGGTCGGAAATGTGCCAGCCATACAAGTCTTTCAAATCTGCATAACTCATCCCGGACTTCCATCCGGCATAGTCTTTGACTTGCGGTACTGTGAGACAGCTTCCAGCAATTGCAGATTCGATATCTTCTTTGACGACACAGTATTCAGGGCCAATGCGTCGGATGTCATCGCAGATAAATTCGCCGACAACCATTCCGTCAACCCTGCGGTCGAATAGCTTATGAGACCTATCGTCGAAATATAAATGGTCAACGGCTTTCCAGCAGAAAAATTTCGTTCCTTTCGTGCAATATATGTAGCACTTAAAAGGTTCTTTCAACGAGACCGGTCTTGTCTTACGGATTTCCACCGTTTTACAGCCCGAAAAGATACGGCTGCACCATTCGGGCCGGATGCTCAAAAGAACTGCTTTCACTTTTCGTCAACCTCCGCGCACGCCCTGCGGCAGGGTTCGCACTTTTTGTACGGCTCTTCGAGCCAGCAGTTGAACAGCAGGCACTTCGGCTTCCTGTATTCAGGCGGAGCCTTGTTTCCGTGAGTTTGGGTGCGTAGTGCATGGTATTTGCATACCTCTTTGCCCCAAAAATCTCCTCCGAACTCACATTTTCCATACCCCGGCGAAACCTCATGCTTAACTGTGATGATTTTCATTTCGCTACCTCCGGCGGCTCCAGCAGCGGAGCCCAGAACTTCACAGCACCATAGGGCGTATCTGCCGCCGGTCGGCCATCCTCGATGTACCACTTGCCGTTTTCAATCCAGCCCTTCATGGTGTTCCGGCTCTCGCAGCAGACCCACACAAGTTCGCTCATAATGCAGCAGTGCTTTTCTCCCGCGTTCTCCCAACTTTCATCGTGGACAGGCGGCGGGGTTTTGGCATCGTGCCACGATACGCGGCGAATAAAGTCAACGACCATGCGGGATGCTTCTTTCAGCTTTTGAGCAGCTTGTTCCTTGCCATTGAATCCGCCATAATACTCAGCCTCGGCCAGAGCGTCCGTGTCGGTTTCCGGGTCGATAAAGCGCAGGGCTTCTTCCAGTGTCATTTTGAACACCCCCTTTTCAGACAGACCCATGGATAACCGTTTCTGCGCGGGCTATGCGTGTAAACCATCGTTGCACTGCGGCAGAAGTTGTACTCTGCACATCCCGCACAAAAATCCTTGCGGTTCTCGTAAAGCGTTTTGACTTCATAGTCTGGCGGGGCATCAGGGCTGACTCTCTTGGAGTACATAAGCATACTGTCCCAGTAGAACCTGACCTCGTCGGCTTCTTCCTGCCGGCTGATCTGCCCGGAAACATCGATTGCGATAAGCGCGATAGACAGCAGCACCGCGATGCCGATGCCGACAGGAATTACAATTGCCCAGTTCATTCTGTGTACCTCCGTGTGTCCTTGTTCCAGTGCAGCGTGATAGGGTTTCCGCACTTGCACGGCACTGTAAATTCCTGTTCCGCAATGTTGGTCTTGCCCTTGGCGTGGAACTCGCAACAGCTGCATTGGAACTCATACGGCGCAAGGCCACGTTCCAGTGAAATCGTAGCCCCGCAGCGGCAGCCGATGGACATTTGCGCAACGTGGAGGTATGTACCGAACTCCTTGCCGCAGCAGGGGCAGCACAGGCGCAGCAGTCCTCGTGCGCCGGGCTCCGGCGGGCGATTACTCTTTCTCATGGTTGGCTCCTTTCTCGGTCTGAAGCTGAATCACTTCCCGGAACAGCAGCTCATTGTTGTGCTCCGATTCAGTCATAAAGTTGATGTACTCCCGGAACAGCTGGCGGTCATGCTGCTGCCGGCTGGTTTCGCCCAGCAGGGCACCGATGGCCACGCCAACGGTCAGCAGGGCAATGTCGATGAAAATCTGGTCAGGCATTGTCATCACCCAGCACCTTCTCGATGAGGTCAAAGACCATTTCCCGGTCTTCGGTGGTCAGAAAGTCAGCCGCCATGATTTCAAGCTTGAGGCGGTCAGCGTATTCTTTCAGGTCATCCATGGTTTACTCCTCTCCCAGCCGGGCAAGGATCTCGTCGCCCTTGTCCAGCAGTTCATCTCGCCGCTTTTTCTGCTCGGCCTCCAGCTTTTCCATTTCAGCCTGATACTTTTTCAGCGTTCCCGGCCGGAAATGCTTGCTCTGACCCATACGGATTTTTGCGGCAATTTTCTTGTGCCGTTCAACGGTCTGGCGCAGTTCAGTGTCCGTGGTCAGAATCTGATAGCGATGGTGACAGCCGGGGCAGGTGAAATACTGCACCATGTAATCGCCGCTCCATGCACTGCGGATGCCGGCTGTCTGGATGCTGAAGGGTGTGCCGCAGCGGTCACACTTTACAAGGTCGGTCATTCGCCACACTCCTTTCTGCACAGCTGGAACGCATTGCAGTGGTCATCACAGGTCTTGCAGCACTTGTCGCATCCGGGATGTGCCGCCTTGCAACGTTCGCAGGGCACATCTGCCTTTTTAGGGTCATTGGTGGAAAAGATGGCATGGGTTCCGTTCTGTAACGCCTTTTCTTCGTCAGACATTTCATAGCCCAAGGCTACCAGCAGAGTGTAAATAGCGTCGAGACTGCCGTTTTCCTCCCAGCCGTACCCGCCGCTCTGGCAGTCGGGTTTCCAGACCCAGCCCCAGTATCCGTTGCTGCCATCGTCAGCGGCCGAATAAGCCAAGGAGAGCAGTGCCTTTTCCGGCTGGTTGCTGAACACCGAGGCGTTTTCCAAATAATCAAGCAGGTCAACGCCGTCCGTTTCTGGGGGTGCAATGCTCAGCAGCTTGATTGCCAACTCGCCATCGCAGCTTGAATCGAACGCATCCACAGCAAAGCGGACGATTTCGCCCAGATGCTTTTTGCACTCTGCCGTGGAGAGCTGCGCCACAAAGTCCCGGCGCAGTTCAAACATATAGTTTGTGAGGGCGGCAAGCTGGTCCTTATAGAACTGTTCCTGCTGCCGCTTTTCCTCTCGCTTAGCCGTTTCCGCATTCTCTTTTTCCAAATCGCGCTCTTTGTAGAGGTCAATCTGGTTTTGGCTGACCTTGTAGCAGTACGCTACGCTATCGGCATCGTCCGGCACTTCAACGTCCTTGCCGGTGTTCCAATATCCGTATCCGGCAACGTGCGTGTGAGTGCTGTAATTGGCATCAGGATTTTCCACGGCAAATTGGCGAAGCTGCTCGATCCATTCAGCTTTTCTGTGCTGGTATTTCTGGTCGGACAAGGCGTTCTGCATCTCACGGTTAAAATTAGCCGTGCCGAGGGTCTCAAGCACCCGGTTCCGGGCATCCAAATCCTCGATTTTGTTAAGTTCAACAAAATCGGAAAGGGTTGCGCCGCGCTGCTCTGCCTTTTTGAAGTTGTCGTGGTTCAGTTCCAGCAACTTGATGCGCCGCCGAACGGTGGACTGTGAGAAGCCAGACTTGTCGGAGATCTGCTCCACGGTCTGCCCAAAGTCCATCATCATCTGGAAGCCCTGTGCCTGTTCATAGACCGTCAAATCGCTGCGCTGCATGTTCTCAATCATCATGGTCTGCATCTGCTCCCGCTCGTCCATCTCTACGATGGCGCAGGGCAGCTCGTACACCCCTGCCTGCTGCGCTGCCGCAGCCCGGCGGTGGCCGATGATGATAGTGTAGTCCTCGCTGGACCACACGGCCTTGGGTGTCCATGCTGCCGCTGCTGCGGCGGCATCCCCACCCTCGTCAACGCACTTCGCGATGTACTCCCGGCTGTTGAGGTAGTGGCCGGGGATTACGGTCAGGTTCTGGTACACACCATTTTCCTTGATGCTGGCTGCAAGTTCGGACAAATCTCCCAGTTCTTTGCGGGGGTTGTCGGGGTGAGGGTACAACTGCCGAATGGGGATGTAAGTAATGTCTGCCATAGGGATACTCCTTTCTTATTTCGGGTTAGAAAAACGTGAGTTGCCCGGTTTTGGTTTCGTTAAGAGGCTCGTTTTCCGGGGCTTTAGGCTCATTTTTGATAGATTTTTGCAAATTTGCGGGCTTAATATCGGATTTTTCGATTTTTGCCGGTTCGCCTTTCGGTTCAAACAGCAGGTTCATCTGCGCTATCTGGCGGCGCATATACCACACATCGGTTGAGAAAAGCGGCATATACCAGATACGGTTTTGTGGTCCTGCGGGCAGCAATCCGCGGCTGTCGTAGGCCGTTGCCGGGTTCACGAGTGTGTCACCGATGACTACATATCCAGCGCAGCCCATGAAGCTGCACTGGATGTAGCACATCAGCCCAACGATGAAGTCAATGTCTTGGGCTATGACAAGGACTTTGTTGTGGTAGCAGATATTCCGCCTTTTGCAGACGTTCAAAAAGGCAAGCAGCGTGGCCCCAGCACCGCAGGCCGGGTCAGATACCGAGATGAAGCCCTCCATGTCCGGGTGCAGCTTCGGGTCGAACGTAATCTCGGCCATGCAGCGGCACACATCGTAGGGAGTGAAAAACTGCCCGGCGTGGTCGTTGCCCAACTCGCACATCATGTACAGCGAACCGAGGAAGTCTTGGTCAGGATTCTGCTCCATGCCCATGATTACCTCAGCCAGCATTTCAACCATGCCATCCCGCTCCTTGGCGGAGTATTTGGAAACGATGGTCTGATACATCTTAGTGCGCTCTGGGGCATTTGCCTTATCCGTGCTGTTCGAGATCTCGATGGCCGTCAGGGTGACGAAGTCCTCCCAAATCTCCCAGCGGCTGTGCTTTCCAGTCAGGCTATTGAAGATTTTGAGGAAGTTCTTCTGGTGGTCATCCCGGATGCTGCGGGTCACTGCTGCCTTTGCCATAGGTTACTCCTCCTCGCTGTCAGCAGCGGCAAGGGTGTAGTGCCCGTTGGAGAACTCGATCACGCCTGCGGATTCCATATCATCCAACAGCGCAATGGCCTTTTCTGCGGTCACGCCCATCTTTTCCTCCAACATGGCCTGCGTGATGCCGTTGTTCTGCCGGGCAATCTCGGTGGCCTGCGTCAGTTCATCCGAGGTGGGCTCGTCCTCCTCGTCATCCTCGATTTCTTCCAGCGGTTCGGCCTCCCCGGGGAGATTCGGCGAATCAGGCTCATTTTCCCGGGGCGCATCCTGCTGCCCACCGGATTCCGGGATGTCAGGCATCTTGTAGCCGAGGGCTGCCAGCTTGCCGCCCTCAACCAAATCCCGGAAGAAAAACTGGAGCCAGAGGTAGTGCATATTCTTGAAGATGTTCTTGATTTTGTTGAACAGGGTGTCGGAGATCGTGAACGTCTTGCTCATGCGGTAGGTCAGGTTTCCGTCCTTGACGGTGAACAGGATGGATGCGCCCGGTGAGATGTAGTTGTCCTCGGATGCCTCCTCCAGCATCGACATCTGTTCACCAACGCCGCCCAACGGACGGATAACCAGCTTGATGGGGTATGCGTTCTTGATGAACACATAGCTCAGGTTGTTGGCCTCGCAGATGCCCTTGAGTTTTTCACGGTAGACTGCGAAACGTGCGGATTCAGACAGAGAATTATCCATGATGAAGCTCCTTTCAAGTAGCTTTTAAGTAGTCGAAAATTTATAGTCGTTCTCCCGGTTCTCGATGGCGGTCAGACCCAGTGCGTAGGCTGCCCACACATCAGCCTTGAAGCCATAGAAGAAATCCGGGGCTTTCTTTGTGCCCTTGCCGTTTTTCAGGTCGTGGGCTGCAAATCGGTCGATCAATGCCCGCCGGATGGCGGTGTCGTTGGCTCGGCTGTCGTGGCAAATGTGCTTTTTCTCCTCGATGCGGCACATCATCCGCACCGGGCACCGGGACGAAAGCGCCTGATAGAACCGGCCGATCCAGACCGTGGTATCGAAAACGTCCCGACCAACGGACATCCCGTAGGAGGCCACCATTTCGATGACCGCCCACCGCCATCCCTGCTTGGCAGCCGATTCCAGCTTTTTCAGCAGTTCTTCGTTGTCGATTTTGCCGAACTCCAGCGGTCGGAGCGTTTTCTGGTCAATCACGCAGTAGCCAGACTGCACATTGCCGGGGTCAATAGCGATGATGGGCATCACAGGTACGACCTCCCGAACTCTTTGATGAACTGCGCTTCCGGCCACCCGTAATACTCCATAGCCTTTTTCTGTGCCCACTTTTTCAAGCGGAGGTCTGCCTCCCGGTTGGTATGTACGGCAGTCACGCCGTTCTGGTGGCACCAAGGGCAGAGGTTCGCCCACAGGCCAAGCCGCTTGCTCTTATCCCGGTACGGTCCGAAAAATACTTCGTGCCGGGCGGTGCGATACCGCCCACAAATCAGACAGGTGGGGCTCTGGCTGAGGATGCTGGGTGCATAGCCATTGCTGTCCAGCTTCTCGCCGTATTCATTTTGTGCCATATCAACGTCTCCTCCTACGCTCAAACGACTGTTGGGAAACCTGCTGCATAATCTCCTGAACCTTGTCCTGCACACCCTGCTCGGCCAGTACGTTGACGGGCTGTGAGGTGGCACCGATGCGGCCAAGGGTCTGTGCCCGGACACGCTTGATGAAATTCAGCTGCTGCTTACGGAACTCTTTGTCCACTTCCACGGCATCCTTGCTGCCATCGATATCAGCAACTTCCAGATCCGGGGATTGCATGGCATCAGCAGCACAGCGGCGCAGCTTTTCCATCGCAACATCCAGACCATCCTCATGCCCCCACTTGTTCAGCTGCTCATAGTTGGCATGGCTTTCCTTGCGCAACCGTTCCAAGCGGTCTGGACCGTAGTGCAGCACATCAATAACCGCCTTGGCGTAAATCTGCCAAGCAATTTTGGCAGCTCTGTCGCCAGCCATGCGGTACTGCTGCTCTTTGCGCCCACGAGGCATTCTCACCATCGGGATTCGGTAGTCAGAAGAAACGCACCCAGCCAACCAGCTTTCCCGGATTGCCTCGGCCTTGTCCTTGGAGGGTCTGCCGTTTGCATCCGGGGTCATAATGACCTCGGTGTTCTGGTTCTCCAACTCGTCAATTCTAGCTTTAATGCGCTCCAGTCTGGTCTTGCCGACACCGAACTCCTGATGCAGCGCAATGGTGGTGCACAAACACACGATTTGTCCGACCGCCTGCCTGGTATCGTCCATTTCGGTCTCAAACGGTTTTTTCACGGTTCAACACCTCCCGAAATGACCCAGACCCGACGGGAACCCCATCCAGACCAGCTTAGAGCCTCTGCATGGGTGTTTACCGCCACATCCAGCTTGTTACCTTTTACCGCGCCGCCAGTGTCCTGAACGACCCGGAGGCCTACGCCCTCGATATAGACCACTGTGCCGTATGGCAGAACGCTGGTGTCAGCAGCTACGGTCACACCTGGCTGCACCTTTGCACCGCTGGATGTGATGCCGTGCCCCTCGCCACAGATGTGGGCGTATTCTTCGGCGCAATAGGCCGTGCAGCTGAACGCCCCGGCGTATGTAAGGGTCAAATCGGTCTGGGCGTTCAGTTCTGCGGTCAGCTTGTCTACCTCGGTTTGGAGTTGGTCAATGGTTTCATCACGTTCTCCGGCCATGCGCTCCCAGTTGGATGACTTGCTGGCGTAGATATCCCGCTCGATTTCCAACTCGTCCACCCGCCGGGAGTAGGCCGTGCTTGCGAGGATGCAGCCAACCATCGCACACGAAACGCACACGATCAGGCTGCGGAATGGTCTTTTTGACCTCATGCCGTGCCACCTCCAATCTGTGCCGGGGCTGCGCCGCCGGGCAGAGCCGGGGGCTGCAAACTCTCAACCGGGGCATCCTGCACAGCCCGGTCGAAGCCCGGCCGGACGAACTGGCGCAGATCCGCGCTGCTGCGGCTGCTGAAAATCTCCGACAGGTCTGCCGGGGAGCCAGCCCACCGCTGCACCACCATCGGGAGGGCGGCGAAGATTTTCGCGTTTTCCTTTTTGAAATCTTCGCCTTTCAGCTTGCGTCCATCGGGGGCAATGAATCCGCCGTGGGTCTGGTAGTACAGATTTGCCTCGATTTTCCGGGCAGCTGCCGCAGCCTGCGCCCAGAGGTCGTTTGCCGAGGGCTCCACAGTAGCCTGCAACTTTTTTATCTCCGCGTGCCAGTCAACAATGATCTGTTTCGGAAACCGGCACTCTGCAAATGCAGCATATAACGCCTTTTCTACAATTTCGTCAGGAACCATGCCAAATGCCTGAACGCAGGTTTTTATTTCGATTATGCACTCTTCTTTACTGCGGACACGGCCATAGCGATTGTCAATCACCGCCAGCAGTTCTTTCAGTTTTTTGTCTGTCACGTTGAGCCTCCTAAGAGTTCTCTGAAAATTTCATCGTAATCCTCGGCCGTAGAGCGTTTCGGTTGTTGCCCAGCTGAGGGCTTTCGCTGAGCTTCCCACGCTTCAAAGTCACCGGGAGTTTTGATGTTGTTCTTTTTCCATCGCCTTAATATAGATTCAATATAGCTCCACTTATGGGCACCATTCTTTGCGCCCTCGGAGATAGCCAAAAGCATCATTTCTGTGCTGAATAGTTCTCTCCAACGTTGCAAATCAGGAGTCAAGATGTGCGGCCATGTTCCAATATTTGCCTCGTAGGCATCAACTATCTTTCTGAGGTCCGTATCCAGCCTAGGGTCGTTTGCGCGGGTGCCGCCGTCCTTTATAACTAGAATATCTGTTATATTATCTTCTATATTATTAGGTCTAAAATTTGGACTAGGGTGGTCTAAATTTTGGACTACCCCCGGTCTAAAATTTGGACTAGGCGGTCTAATTTTTGGACTACCCCTCGGCGAAGCTAAATAATAGTTGTGTCGCACTCCGTTCAAGACTTCTGTCCGCTTCTGAACCAATCCTCGTTTGATGAGCTTTTCCAGCGTGTTGAACACGGTCTGTTTACTTTCTGCGCCCAACCATTCCTGCATATAGCGGATGCTTCCGGAAAACTCCGTTTCGCCATCCTGCGTAAATCCGTAGATTATTGCGTAGAGGTTCAACTCGTTCCCTTTCAAGTCCAGTTCCGTGCGCATCCATCCGGGAATCATGATGTAATTGTCTGGCTTTACCATCCAACCACCTCCTTGTTGCGGTCAGAACGGCAAGTCGTCCGTGTCATCAATCTCAGAAAAGTCATCGGGATTGCCCTGCGAGTAGCCGGACTGCTGCCCGCTGGGGGCACTCTGCTGCCACTGCTGCCGCTGGCTCTGGGTGTTGAATCCCATCTGCTGCGTCTGCTGATTCTGATAGGGCGGCTGCTGGTAGCCCGGCGGCGGTGCCTCACCGCCATCATCCACTCGCTGCTCCGTTTTTGGGCCGCAAAAGTGAATCTTCTGGACCACAAACTCGGTGGCGGTGCGCTTCTGACCGTTCTTGTCTTCGTAGGAGCGGGTCTGGCACTGGCACTCCACAAGAGCCGTGCTGCCCTTGCGGAAATACTGGCAAACGAACTCTGCCGTTTTACGCCATGCCACGAAATTCAGCCAATCGGTAGCCCGACGGCCATCCTGACCGACATTGTCCCGGTCAACGGCCATGCGAAAGCTGGCAACTGTCAGGCCGCTCTGTGTGGTCCGCATTTCAGGATCAGCGGCGAAGCGGCCCTGAAATGTGCAATTATTCAGCATCGGTGTCCTCCTGCTTGGTAATCAGCTCCGGATGAACTGCAAGCATCAAATCCAGCACAAAGTTACCAATGTCGTAAACGCTGCCGCCTGCACCCTTGTGATAAATGAGGCTGAGTTCAGCCTGCTTCTGGATCAGTTCCTTGTACTCCTCAACCGGGATAGCGATGGTCTGGACGTTCAAATCTTCCATAACTGGTTCCTTTCTTCTCGCATGATGCGGACCACCTTGCGGCACTGGTCTACATCGAACATTCCAATATGCGTAAATTCAATCGGGGTGCCCATCTTCTCGGACAGCCAGCGGTAGGCCTCATTCCGGTGGCCACGGTAGGGACCGTATTTCCAGAGCGGGTCAAATGCTGCATGAGCTGCCTTTTTCCAGTTGCGCAACTCCGAATTTGCCAAGCGGCCAAGGGGTTTGTCAGACCCCTTGTGTACGCCGACATAGGCACCGCAGCGAGGGCAGAGGTAAATCATGCCGAAGCTGTGGCCGTGGTAAACCACCGAACTGTCTACGAAGTCTGCGGGCGTTCCGCAGTAGTCGCAGATGACGATTCGGCCTTTCATCGTGACCATCCCTCCTTGTACCGGGCCAACTGCTCCGGGGTATCCGTCTCGATACCCAGAGCCTTGGCTTCATCAATCGCACCGTCAATCAGGTGTGAAAATTCTTTCGTGTCCATCTTGCTGGTGTCCTTGTAAACCAAGTAGCAGTTGAACCATTTTCCGTCCTCTTCCCGCACATCAAAGCAGCGGGTGTATTTGTAGAGGTCGTGAACATCCACGCTGACCGGAAGTTTGAAGCCCACGGTGCAGCCATCCTTATCTCTCGCAACCGTGCCGTAAGCCACAACCAGCCGCTCTTTCACAAGGTCGTCCGATTCGCCAGTTTCGGCGGCGATCTTGTTGACCAGAACATGAAAGTAGGCGTTTGCACTGTGGCTGCGCTTGTTGCGGTGCTTCTTGATTTCAATGTCCAGCAGCGGCTCCTGATTCAGCTTGTCCCACAGACTTCGGAAATCAGAATCAACTTCCAGCGTGATACGCTGCTTGCGGTTCAGGCTGAAACTCATATCCACCAGCCGCCCGGTCATAAGGCTTTCCAGTGCTCCTTGAACACGTTCATCAGACCGAAAGCATCCAGCCAGTCGAAGAAATCCGAAATGATGGGGCAAATATCCGGCGTTTCATCCCTGCGGTAGCACTCCGTCCAAACGTCCATGCCGTTGCTGACAAGGTAGGAAAACGTCTGCGCTTCCGGGATGAGCAGCATATAGGTTGGGTGCTGGGTGCTGGAATAGAACTTTCCACGCTCGTAGCCCTTGCTGAATTTGATGTCGTAGATGGTGCCAGCTTTCAGAGCATCGAGGCGGCCATACAGAACCACATCCATGCCCCGCACCCGAATCGTCCGACGGGCTTTGAACTGTAGCTGCCCGCCCTTGATGATGGCGGCAATCTGCCCAGCAGCCCAGTTCCACGGATTGTTGGGGTCATCGTGGCCATTGACAATGGCGGTCACGAGGTTCTCAAAGTCGATGCCGTTCTGCATGGCCTCCGTCCGGGGCGTAGGCTCTCGGCGCAGTACCAGCATGAACTCCGCCAGCGGGTCGCCCTCGGTGGTCAAATCCTCGTAAGGATTCTCCCGAATGAGATGCAGCCACGAGGACAGCAGCGAGTGAGTGACGAGGTATGCAGCCATTACTGTGCCTCCTCTGCGGGCTTGTACTGGGCGGAATTCGGGTCGAACGTCAGGCCGAGGGCTGCGATTTTGGCTTTCCACTGGGCGTTCAGTTCCCGGCTGGAAGTCAGGTGATGGTGCAGAGCCTTGAACGGCTGCATGGCGGCGTTGGCGGTATCTGCATCCTTGATGCCGGCAATAATCTTGCTGCCATCCCGCATAACCTGTTCGTATGCCTCGTTTTCCTTGGCATTTGCAGCCACTTCCTCAGCGGCCTTGCTGTTATATTCCTCGAACAGCTTGGTCAGGAAGTCATTCTGGCTGCCTGGGCCAAGGGCGGGAATCTTATAAACGCCGTGGATGCCGCGGGTGCCCTTGGCGAAATACCGCTCACAGTTGGAGAAGCCGATGGTGCGGTCGTTGCCGTACATCTCCACGAAACCGCCCAGATCCATAGGCTCCCAGACGTTGTTCTTGGTCTGGCCTTCGACCTTGATGCGGAGGCGGGTGCTGTCGCCGTCCTTTTCCTCGGTGGCATGGAATACGACCACGATGTTCTTCTTCAGCTCATAGAAGCAGTAGTCCATCAGCCGGACGAACTCACGGCCTACGAAACCGTAACCTTTGAGGGACAGGCTGCCATCGCGCTGGCCGTACTTGGGATTCTGCTTGATAGCCCACAGACCCATCAGGGAAATCAGCTTACCGGCGGTATCGAATACTAGCGTCTCGAAGTCGTTGAGGTTCTCCGGCTTCAGGTCGTTCAGGATCTCGTCATAGCTGCGGGGCTGGATGTACGGCATACGGTAGCGAGGCTCGATACGGTCAATGCCGAAATCGCAGTCGATGTGCAGCGGGCGGGGTGCGGACAGGGCCAGAGTGGACTTGCCGATGCCGGGGTAGCCAGCAATCAGCATACGGATTTTCTTTGCGCCATCCTGAATGTCATTGGGGTTGCGAATCATAATGTTTACTCCTTTTCTCTTGGTGGGTTTACTTGTGGAACATAACGGTCTTGCCAGTGGTACGGTTCAGCAGAACCATGTGATCCGGGGCATCCCGGACGCAGAGGTACAGGCGGGAATCCCAGCCCTGTGCGGAAAGGGCTTCTTTCTGCTTGCGGGTCAGCCTTTTTGGCCGGGCATTCATGTGTCTACCGCTCATACGGCGCTCACCTCCTCATTCCAGCGCTTCAACAGCGAGGGCTGCATGGTGATGATCTTGTAGCCGGTGGCTTCCAGCTCAGTGCTGCGGTCGTAGCTCTGCACGTCCTGCGCGTGCCGTGTGACAGCGTTTGCCAGACCATAGAGGGAAAGGTCACCGCCCGCGATAAGATGTCCCAGAATGCCCTCGCTCTCGTTCTGGCGGATGTTGAACTCCTTGGCCGCAAGCTCAACCACCTTGGGAGCCGCCGCCGGGAGAATGGGTGCTTCCTTGGCATCCCGGAGTTTCTGCACCAGCGCATTGAACCGGGCTTCATCGACCGCCGCCCGGACGGTGTCCTCAATCTTCATCAGGAATGCCCGGTCGTCGGCTTCGATGGTCTCATCCCGGAAAATCCCGAAATCGCCATCCACGCTTTCATTGATGCGGCCAACATGGCGCTTGCCAACACCCACATCCGCCACCATGCCATTGGTACAGACAAGACGGTAAATCAGAGGCTTCACGGAAACGCTGCCCATGCCGACCTCAGAATTGGAAATCAGGATGCCGGCCTGAACGATGTCCCCCGGCACTACTTCGGTCTGGATGCGCTCATTGACAACCTTGATGTACATGCGGGTATCGGTCAGTTCACAGCTTTCAATGCGGGCTCCCTGCATTTCAGAGATAATCGGCAGGACCGTCTGTGCAACCTCGTAGTTGTCGATACGGCGGTAGCGGTCGGAGAGGATGGCGCGGGCGGTACCATCAAGGGTGCGAACCATGCGGCGGGTGTCCGGGGACTGCTGGAACCAGCCATTGACGTTTGCCATCAGCAAGCCGGGGTTCTCTGCCCGCATCCGCTCGTAGTAGGGAGCCGGGATCTTCAACTGCAATCCCAGCTGACGGTGGGCATTTTCGTTCAGCTGGAACGGGGTGTTGCCGATCACGAGGTCAAAGTTCTCGTTGACGGCGGTCATCTGCATAGCACCCGCTGTGGCAACGTAGTCCTTTTTGACCTTGGCCTGCCGGTCAAGCTCAATCGCAAGCTCCTGCAAACTTCTTCCGTACTTCATTGAAATCTCCTTTTCTTTCAGAAAAACAACCGGGACAAGCCCGAAATCACATAAACTTGCGGATCAGGTCACCTACCGCGGTATCACGGAGAACACGGCCGAGCCATGCTCCAAAAACATCGAACACGCCCTTGCTATCCAACCAGATCAGCAGCGCCGCCCCAAAAGCGGTCAGCCAGAACTGGAACAACGGGACACGAGCCGCCGCCTGATCGGGGGTGAGGTGGTACATGAACATCAGCAATTCCTGCATCTTTACTCCTCCCCGCCGCAATAGATCTTCTCGGCCTGTTCAACGCTGGTGTCATCGAATGCCCAGTGCAGTTCATGCAGCACCTTTTCGATGGTCTTTTCGTCAAGCCCGGCTCTCTGCATAGCCAGCAGGCAGTATCCGGTACAGGCCGCGTTGCTCCATGCGCCATTCAGCGCAAGTGCTTCAAACAAAGAAATCTGTTCCTCATGGGTCATAGCTACAAACTTTCTCTTGTACTTGATTTCCAGCCGGAAATAAGTTACACTAAAAAACGATGATGCAGCCTTTCCTTGAAGCGGTTCGGCGCATCGCACCTTTCGGCATCGTCCTGCTGCAACGGGACGGTGCCTTTTTATTTGTCAAATCGGACCCGGATTGCCATGCGAAACGGCCTTATGCTTTTCCGAAGTCCTTTTTGTGCTCATTCCTGTGTGTGTAGATTCGTAAGCCTGCACTCCTGCCCACGGCACAAGCCGCGTTCTCTCGCCGACACTAACGAGTTCTCCAAACTCTCCGGCAGCCATCTTGCTGCGAATCGTGGCGCATGATACCCCGTACCGCTCTGCAAGCTCTTTTGCAGTGTACAGTTCTTTGTGTCCTGCGCTCAGGCGCTCAGTTAATTTATCAGCCAGAATGTCAAGCAGTCTATCAACCATTTCGTCCACCAAATTCACCTCCCCCACTTGTTGATGTGGCATCTTCAAAATCAAATCGTCCGCCGGGAGCGCTCAAACGCTTTGATGTCTTCAGCGCTGACCCTGTACTCCTTTCCGATTTTGATTGCACCGAGCTTCTTCTTACGAATCCACTCCCATACGGTAATGATCTGAACACCGTACCGTTCTGCTACATCCTTGCAGGTATACAGTTCCCCCATGAACGTCCTCCTTTCTTTGTATAGATTTATAGTTGTGTTTTGTTTGGTTTTGTGATATGATAATAGTGCAAATCAAACAAATCACAAAACCACCTGTCCATATCACACAAAGCAGTTTTGTTTGTTGTGTGTTTTGTGTGGTATGGCTATACTATACCACGCATTTTGTTTGGTGTCAACGGCACTTTGCGTGTTTTGTGTGGTTTTGTCTTTTATGCACAAAATCAGGCGGTGTAGTATGGATATATTGTTAGAAAGAATCATTGAGTGCATCGGGCCGCGGCACGGTGCTAAAAAAGAACTTGCGGAGCATCTTGGGATTCACCCCAACGTCATCACAAACTGGCTGAATGGGCGTAACAAATCCTATCGGCGCTATGTGAATGAAATTGCTGCTTTTTACGGTGTTTCCGTTGATTACCTCTTAGGGAATGCCGATTCAAAAGAAAAACAGCCTGACTCTCAAAATGAGAATCAGGCTGTCAAGGATGAACTGATTGCCTTTTATGGGGATGTAAAGGATGATCTTACCCCCGATGATATTGACGATCTTATGGTCGCTATGCGCGCAAAGGCCGAGCGGAACAAAAAAAAGAAATCAGGTGTGTAATGCATGAACACAGCCGTTTGCTGTATGTATGATGATCTGGAAGCTTTGAACGTAGACGTTGTGGATGTTAAACTCAAAAACAATTTCGCAATCGCGTTCTTTGACAATTTCCTTGTCATTGATCGCAGCAAATGCAAGACCGCCGCACAGGAACGCACTGTGCTGGCGCATGAAGCAGGGCATTACATGAGCGGTGCTTTTTACCGCGCTTATAGTCCATTTGAAGTCAAAGAACAGGCAGAGCACCGGGCATTTGCCGCATCTGTCGAAAAGTATCTCCCTGTCAACGAAATCCTGAATTGCTACAAGATGGGCATGACAGAAAATTGGGAGATTGCCGAATATTTCAACCTTGAAGAAGAATTTGTTGAAAAAGCAGTACATTATTGGACTGATTGCAAAGGCATAGATTTTAATTGTTTATAAAACGAAAAAACGCCCCCGGTGCTACCAACACCGAGAGCGTTCAAATAGATTGGCTTACTCAAAAAGAGCAGTCACAACCGACACTGTGATTATACCTCTTTTGGGTAGGCTTGTCAAAGTGTACCCAAAGGAGGTTATTTTATTATGGCAAGACTCAAAAAAAGAAAAGATGGCCGCTATCAACGCAAGGTGACATTGTCCAACGGAAAACAGAAATTTGTATACGGCAAAACGATTGCTGAAGTCAATGCCGCTGCAAATGCACTAATGAACCAAGATACCGCCGGGCTTGAAGTTGGAGATCACACATTGGTGGGCGAGTGGGCAAAAATTTGGTTGAAAAACTATAAATCCGATTTACGGGCCGCTACCATCAAAATGTACCGGGATAGCTATAATCTCCACATCATGGAACAGATCGGATACATGGAACTCCGAAACGTAAAACCAGTTCACATCCGACAGGTTATGGCCAGCGTTGCATCCAGATCGGAAAGCCTGCAACGTAAAGTTCTTCTGACTATGCGCCAGCTTTTTGAGGAAGCACGTTTGAATCATCTGATTATTGATAATCCTACTGAGGGTATCAAAATCACCCCTCACGCTAAAGCGGAAAAGAAAAAGGCTCTGCTTCCCGATGAGGTCGATATTCTGATGAGTGTAGTCGTAGAACCACGCGCCCGCGTATTCTGCGCCCTCTGTCTGTACTGCGGGCTTCGCAAGGAAGAAGCGCTTGGGTTGCAATGGTCGGACATTCAAAGCAACTCTCTGACCGTCCGGCGTGCTATGACCTTTCTGAACAATCAGCAAGATCCCGTAGATGATCTCAAAACAAAAGCTGCGCACAGGGTCATTCCTATCCCGGACAAGCTCAGAGCCATCTTGCTTGATACACCACACTTGAGCCGATATATTGTCCCTGCCTCCAATGGCGGGGATATGACCCGCTCCGCATTCACCCGAATGTGGAATTCTCACGTTGTTTCCCTTGTGCCTTTTCCTCTGCATCCCCACATGCTGCGGCATACCTACGCAACGACACTTTATCGTGCAAGGGTAGACTTACGCACGGCACAAAAACTAATGGGACACAGCAGCATTCAGGTCACCGCCGATATTTATACTCATCTGGAACAAGAGGATTCACTCCATGTTGCCGATAAACTCAACGAGTATCTTTCCGGCAAATCTGAGAACTCCGTGAAAAGTAGTCAAAAAGTAGTCAAGCTCGCCATCTGATACAAAAAAAGAAGCCACACAGCACGTTTTTCAACGCTACTGTGTGGCTTTTCTGGTGCACCTCCAGGGACTCGAACCCTGGGCCCACTGATTAAGAGTCAGTTGCTCTACCAACTGAGCTAGAGGTGCATATTATCAGAATGCGGTTTCTTCATTCTGATAATCAAAAGTCGGCGACTACCTATTTTCACAAGCCGTTTCCAGCTAACTATCTTCGGCACA